ATGTCAACCCTGCTTGATTTTTCAGCAGGGGTTGCAACCGGAGCGGGTGGAAACACTCTCTCCGGCGGTCAGATTGTGGATGCTGTAACAAGCGGCACACCAATCTTGACCAAGCTAAACCCCGGCGCTTCTTGTAATCTGGCATTCGCAAGTTATGGCAACATTGGATACCGCATCCTGCCTGATCAGGACTGTGCTCTGTCTGTATCTGGCGGCAATGTTGGCGAATTGCAGACCATGCGTGTTTTTACCCAACAGCCGTATGGCGGGAATTGTGAAATTACATGGCCTGACAACGTAATATGGCCCGAAGGTGCTGCCTTTGTGGATAGCCGTATCGGGGCCATCTGTTGCGTGGAAATTATGTGGGATGGCGCATCCCGTTACTACGGGAGGTTGATCTTTGGCTAAGGTTTCTGAACCCACAACAGGGTTTATAAATAATGGGGTCTTGTTCAGCTGGGTGCGAACAATACCTCTGGCCAGTGGGATTATATTACTCTTGCGGCGCCCTCTGCACCGTGGCGTATTTTGGTGGAAGGTGATCTGCCCACCACCAGCACAACCCCAAATATGTCAGTGACAGTTTTTGAGGGAACAACACCGCTTTTTTCAGCTTCAGGGACGTGGCAGACGCAAGGGCAATCTTCGCAAGGGGCTTTGAAACAGAACTGGAAACTGAAACTAAAAAATTCTAGTACAGGAAATAAGTTATCACTTCGTATTGGTGACTGGTTCCCCATGACAAGTGTGACGCTGAAAGGGTATGGTACGGATCGTACTCTTGTGCGTGATAGCCTGACGACGGCTATCTGGCGTGAGATGCGTAAAAATCCTTCTGGGTTACTGGCTCCGTTGTCTGCTTATCAGTATTTTGATGGTACTGATTTAGGGACACATACATCCGCGTTGTTTACAACGGCTGGTTTCCCTGCGGAACTTTGGCAGAATGGTACATTTCTGGGTATGTATGTGCTGCGTTCTCCTGCTGATCTTCCAGATTATCTTATGGATGATAGCAATAACCAGCATATTTTAATTCAGCCGCAGCATGCAGGAAATATCTGGGAAGGCACGTTTACATCTACAGAATGGACTGTGCAGTCTCCCGCCATTTCTGGGTATGATGATCAGGATGATATTTCCACATCTGCACCAGATATCAACGCTGCATGTTCACGGATTGTGAAGTGGTTTGGTGATTGTGTTGCTGGAAACGTAGATGCCCGCGCAACGTATCCACAATATATCGATCTCCAGTCATTTCTGGATTATGTGCTGATATGTGAACTGGCAGGTTCGTATGACAGCATGCAGAATAACTTTGAACTGGGCAGTTGGAACGCGACGTCTACCTCTGGGATATGGTCTGTATGGTTGTACGATTGCGATGAAACGTGGGGGCTAATTATAGGTTTGGGTGGTGCTAAATCTGACGCCGAGAATATTGGATGGGTTATGGAAAATCCATATGGTTATGGGTGGCAGTCTCCCGGCTTTTTTAAGCTTATGCACACCATCTTTCGTCCAGAACTGCGGGCACGTTGGGCACAGTTGCGGCAAGCTGGAATTATTGATGCCGCGCGTATTAAGCGTTGGATTGCTGAATATGTTGTGCTGATTGATCCAACAATAATGCAGCAGGATCTAGAAAACTGGAAATTGACCGGTGCAACAGGATCTATTGATGTAAGCATGAATATTGAAAAAGAAAGTGTCTCTTACATCATGAATTATGCACAAACCCGTATTGCGTGGATTGATGCGCAATGGGGCTATAGTGGCGCATAATCGTATGGGCTGCCTTTTGTAAGGTAGTCCATTTCTTCTCGGATAAAAGAATGACAGATGAACAGAGCGCGGGCACCCCCTGCGTGGCTGATGGCGTCCACGCACGTCTGGATGATCATGAAGAACGTCTTGCCGCTGTAGAGAGGCGGCAGGATGTAACAGACGGCAAACTGGACAGCATCAGCCGGGATATTGCAGCGGTGCGAGCTGAAGGCAACGCACGTCAGCAAGCCACCAATGCAGGAATGGATCGGATTGGTATTCAGCTTTCCGATCTTACGCGCCAGTTGGCGGCGCATACCGGTGCGCAAGAAGAACGGAACAGGCTGGCAGAAGACAGTTTACGACGTTGGAAAAAACTTGCGGTTATTGTGGGTATTTTCTGCACACTTGGCGCGGCGATCGGCTCTACACTTCTTTCTGATCAGGAAGTGGCCAGCACAATCTGGGTGAAGTGGCTGCACTGGCGTGAACCGTGGGATACGCCCACACAGCCCGCACCTCAGCCACAGGAAACACAGTTCATTCGGCCCCCGCGTGAAATGGAGGCGGCATGAGCACTAAAAATGTGTGGGGAGCAAACCTTTCAGCCATCAAGCGCCAGATCATTCTTCCGGTATTGGAAGCTATCAATCTTGGCGGCAATGCCGCAGTGAATCTGGTGACAGGAACAGGTCTTGTAGAAAGCGGGTTTGTGCATGACCGGCAAATCAATGGGCCTGCACTGGGCTGGTTTCAGATGGAGCCCAGAACCCACGATGATATCTGGCTGAATTTTCTACATTACCGGTCTGACCTTGCTAATCGCATTCTGTCCGTGAGCAGTTTGACCGGTATTCCAGAAGCGGAAAACCTTTTGCAGAACAAGGCTTATTCAGTTTGTATGTGCAGGGTACAATACCTGCGTACTCCTGAACCATTGCCCTCTGCCACAGATGCCGCAGCCCTCAGCGCTTACCATAAACAGCATTACAACACAGTGCTCGGGCAGGCCAATGCCGCTGCAAATACTGCTCTATTTCAGCAGGCCATCAAGGCATGAAGCGCGTTCTTCTACCTCTCGGGCAGCAGTTGGCATGGCGATTACTTGGAAAGGACAAAGACAGTGTTTCTCACTGAAACCGAATGCGAACGCACGGCAAAGATCGTGCCAGCCGAACTGTGCCGGTGCATGCACAGCAGCCCAAGTGGGAGCCTGATGATTGAAGTTGTAGATGTTAACAGGTTGTTTGTCAGCCTGCGGGGAGGTGGCGTACATGACTGATGCACCTGTTCCTGTAAAACCTCAACGTTCCACCGTTGTGGCTCAGACAGCCAAGGCCATTACGGCTGGCCTGTCTTTGCCCGCTATGGCGGCAGCTCTCCCTCAGCCAGAAGCAACATGGGTGCTTTATGCTTGTGTTGTGTTTGCAGCAGCAGGTGCGGCCGCAACCCAGATCCCGCTTCCAGCCAACCAGTCCGGCAAGCTTTGGCTGCTTTACCGGATGATCAACTTCCTTGCTCTCAACTGGAAGCAGGCTGCCAATGCTGCGCTTATTTTGCGCGGTGCAGTTTCTTCTAAATCTGATCTTCCCAATGGAGAGAGCGGATCTATTGTGACCATTCCGAAAGACAATACGAAATGAAGAAAGTATTTTTTGCGCTGGGGCTTTTACCGCTTTTGGCAGCTTGCGCCAATACGGCGCAGGGGAAACTACACCAGGCTGTTTACGATGTGGACAGCGCCTACCATGTGCTGGCCAACCCGATGCCGGATGTGATGGCAGGTAAGGTACCGGGTGTGGCGCTGACTGATGCGCAAAAAGATATCGCCAAACGTGCCAGCCAGACCTTGTTTAACGAAATCTCGTCTCTGGAAACCTCCATTGAGGCCGGCAGTAGCATCACGCAAACAGCCGTGTCCGCATTGCAGACAGACTTCGCATCTTTTGAAACCTGCTGGGCAGGCCTGAAAACCGGGACTACGCCGGATTCCTGTGCAACTATTGGAGGGAGCAAGTAACATGAACGCAGCAGAAATCAGCGCTATCCTTGGTGTTGTGACCACCGTCGCAGGTCTGGCCGAGAAATATGGGCCGGAAGTTTATGAAACGGTGAAGCAGGCCATTGAGCAGTCCAAAAGCAAAACCGGGCCGAACGTTGCGGATATTGAAGCCATCTTTGCCAAATGTAAGGCGGATAACGCGGCTATCCAGTCTGCATGACACCGGATTTTGAGTGCGGGATGATTGTTGGTGGCGGGGGAGTTTTCCTTGCCACTATCATCTTGGCTGTGGGCTGGCGGCTGCTGGTAATGCGGTCTGGGTTTTGGCGTGGATATTGACCAAGAGCCGCCATAGGTAGCGGACAGGCTCTTGGCTTCTGGTTGTATGCCACGGATATACGGCAAAAATTTGATAGCTTTGTTTTTGTTATCCCTTTTGGGTGGCAAGGAATGAACAAAAAACAGTCATGAAGCTGATAAAATCCTGTGTTGTTTGAAAATTTGTGCCATCAATACTTTCTTTGCGTGAAATGGAATATAAAAGAGCATTTTCTGTTTCTGCGCTGATATTGCATGTGTAGAGACCATCCTCACGCTGGATAAAGTTCAGGGCGAGGAGATATTTGTTTTTGTAAAGTGATAAGGTTTTTGAAAGTTCATAAAAGTCATTCTGACAAATTTTTTGGGAAATACATAAAAAGATAACTTTTTTATCTGAATTGAGTAGTTCTACAAATCTCTCAACACAGCGTTTATAATATTTGTAAACATCATCAACAGATATATCATAGTGATTAAATGTGAACAGAACACCGTAGTGTTCTTTATAATATCTGTGATCACAAAAATTTGCATCTGGTGAGAGCTTATCGCTATCAGCAATTTTTATATGCTGTGATTTATCCAGAAATGTTGAAAATTCATCATGAATACAGTGGTTTACCATGCGGATATCACTAAATATCCAATCAAACGGGTAGGATTTTTGTTTAAGGCCAAGATTTTTAATGACTGAAGCTGTCAGGCAATGATCTCCTACAGAAACCACTTCAAGCCCTTGGGTATTCCGCACAATATGTTTTAGCTGCCGGTAATATCCGAGTAAAGAGAGCTGCTCTTTTAAAGATCGTTTAAATTTTTTCAGACTGTCCATAAGATCCCTTGGGGTTGGATATGACTGACAATAATATGAATTTATCAATATGCCTGCATTAGAAGATTTTGGTATTTCCTCCAATATCGTTCCTGGAATAGCCTATATGGCACATGAACATTTGTCATGAAAAGCTGCTTTTGTGTTCATATCTTTACTTTAAGGTTGGTATTTTGTTATTCTACAGAAAGCAAAATAATCACAGATGCGATATTCTAGATGTCATACAAAACAATATTTATGATGAAAGGTATGAGCACGCAATCAAAGCGTCCTAATCCGCCACATGTTAAAATGGATTTTTTCCGTTGTTTGCATGAAGGGGTAGAAAGCGGTTGGCTTCCAACACTGGCTCAGGCGGATCTTGATCCTCCAAGCCAAAGCATTTTGCCGCCGAACATTCCCAAAAGAATTTCTCAATACTGGCATAGTGAAACACTGCTAGATGATGTAGCCCGCTCTATTGAAAAAGTAAAAAATAATAATCCTGGTTTTGAGCTGGTTCTTACGCATGATGAATCAGCTCGTGCGTTTCTGCATACCCATTTTGGGCAGGATATGGTGGCACTTTTTGATGTGTGCTTCCATCCTGCCATGCGGTCTGATCTGTGGCGTATGTGCGATATGTATGTTCATGGTGGCATTTATGTTGATGTTGATATTTCCATGCATGCGCCGCTTGCACATATAACTGGCCATGCGTCTTACGAATGTTTTCTTATGTATGCCGTTGGCACGCCATGGTGCATTGAAAACGGATTAATTATTTCCAGAAAAAAGCATCCCGTTATTGAAGCCATCATTCATGCGCTTTGTGAGTCTCTCACCCGTTATAAAAACAACCCAAACAGTTTTGAGAATATCTGGGTGAATACCGGACCGGGTACAACGACTATTGGGACGATAAAGTATCTTTATGATGTCACGCCAGAGTGGGCGGATCATGCCTGTGGTGATGGGTTTTTGCTTGGGCATCATAGCCGTGCAGTCGCCAGTTATGGGCATGATGAACTGGCCTATAAGGCCTTTTCTGAAGGAAACTGGCGTAAAGCCAGACCGCCGCATCGTCGGGCATAAATTATGCCTCTTTCCATGCTGAGTGTGTAGGGGAGCTTGCCTGTGTACAACCTTGTGGAAAGTGTGAATTGATACCTTGCACCGCACATCTGCGAAGGCCACATATAGGCAATTGCCAAGATTAAAGAGAAAGTTCACCTTATGAGCACAGTGACCATTTCTGTTCTAAAAGAGTTTGTTTCCAAGGCCTCAGCCCTGCACCAGACATGGAAAACCAGCAAGCCGTCTGCCTCAGAACTTTCCTGACGGGAATGTGTGGAAGATGAGAACTACAAGGATGCTGTAGTGGATAGAGATTTTCTGGCAGAGCTGACAAAAGCCAACATTCCGTATGAAATGTCAGAAGCTGTTTAAAACTGTAGGCGCATTTTAAGATTGGGTAAGAAAAAACCGCCTTTCGGCGGTTTTTTTGTGGTTACTTGAGTGTTGGTTCCAGATCAGATTTCTTTTTATAAAATGGTAATTCAATAAAGGAATAAGAGAGCGTGGCAAAAAGAATGGCCATGCTGATGCCGGAAGCAGCAAAAAGTTCGGATGATATTCTTAAACCGTAAGACTGGCGGATATCCTGCATAATATCCCACACAACAATGTGGCACAGATAAAAGGAGTAAGTAATTTCTCCACCCCAGTAACTTAGAACGGCCAGTGGTTTTGGCACAGTCAACGTGCCGCATTTTAAGGCCGCATACACCACGCACACACACGCCAGAATAGAGACAATGCTGATGGCAAAAGGCATCATCTGGTTCTGAAATGCAGCGGGTATGGCTGTAGACGCAACAAGGCCAAAAATAAGCAGAAAGACAGAAAGTGTTGCAGGAATTTGTGGTGCTTTTGCACGTATAACATCACCTATCCCCTGTGTATTCACAAGATGATAAGCAATAAGCCCCCATATAAACCCTGTGGGCCGGTACCATCCCCAATCAACGCCACCGGGTAGCCAGAAAAGCAGCAGAACAGCCAAAGCATAAACGCAGGGGATAAAAAACTTTCTGCCTATGGTGAAGAATAAAAGCGGCAGAACAATATAAAACTGATTTTCAAGCGATAAAGACCAATACCAGCCTAAGGGGCTGGGGGAGGCTGCGTTTTCAAAGTTTCTGATATATAAAATAGAAGTCAGCCATTTATAGAACAGGCTGGTTTGATCTCCCCACAAGCCGCGATTGGATGAAATAAGGCCCGCGGTGAGTGTTACGGTAATCCAGAAAAAGGCAGCAGGAAAAAGCCTGAGAAATCTTTTCTTGAAAAAGTCGAGGGAGAAGGAAATTTTTTCTGCCAATGCCATATTGGGTTTGGATTTACCCAAAACCATATAGCCCATGAAATAACCGGATATAACAAAGAAAATATCTACACCCAACCAAGGGCGCAATACTGTTCCCAGGCTTTCTCCAAAATGTGGGTGAATATTGGTACGAAGTGATGCCTGATGCGCCATAACAACCAAGGCAATGGAGATAATGCGCATCAGCTGTATTTCTATATTTTTGTTATATTTACCCATCATATGGCCCTAATATGAAAATATTTTTAGGGTTCATATCGGGCAGGGTGGCGGTTGACTATATTCTTGGGCTGATATCATGAAAATTACAGCCATGCATGATGCGGGATGGTTAGTAGAACCCTGAAAAATGCATTCAGCCAGATGCCCAGATTTATACAGGGTATGGGCAAATCATCAGCGTGACTCACATGGGTTGTGCCCGTTATCCACAGGCTTACCCACCGGAGCATCCGCAGAATCTGTGGACAAGGTCACTAAGCTTGGCAGTCAAGATGGCTGCGGATAAAAACTTCAGGGATGATATAAATCCTGCTCCAGAAAGGTTTGAACGCGCAGGAAGGCTTCTTCTTCTGTTTCGTTTTCAGCAATGCCCAACCACGAGGGCTTGCGCCGGGCAATCCACCCCAACATCTTACCACTTAGGCTTTGAAAGAGCGGAATATCTTCCGCCAGCAGTAAAATCCCCAAAGGCAGCATCCACACACCCAGCACAGGTAAAAAGGAAAGCAGCCCACCCAGAATTAACAGCAGTCCAGATGGCAGACGCACCCATTTTTGCTCGGGTTTGCGTAACCACTGTATGCCACGGCGCATTTTGGTGGGTAGTTTTGCCGTTATCATTTGCGTGCGGCGTTCACGCAAGGCCTCTGGTGTATTGGTGCTGGAAGGTGAGGGCTGCTCCATTTCTACTCCGTAACTGTGGCTGATTTGGTTTTATGTGCCTTTGTTTGGGCGTTATCTTTTCTATAAAGGCATTTCGTATTTTATGGCATTCAACAAAGGCAGCATTGTGTATTCAAAACAGGGCTTCACGCTGGTATCCGTGCAATGAGTGTGCGTGTTGCGAAAATATGCTTGGGCGTGGTTTTGGCCTGCCTGCCAGTTTCTGCTGCTTGGGCGCAGGAAAACGCAGCATGTCAGGCTTTTGGGCCAGAAAACAGATTGCCCGCCCTAACGCGGCCTTTCATGCTAAAGCAGACAGAACTGCTTTGTAACACAGGCTATGCTGTTTTGGTTTCATCTGTCACGCACACACCTTTGTGGGCGGCGGAGCATTTGCAGGCCAATAATGTGCGCCTTGCAGAACGCTTGATGCGTGCGGGCACTTTTTATGCAGATTCCCGCTGGCCAGATGGCAGCCGAGATCAGGATTACAAAAAATCCGGCTATAGCAGAGGGCACATGGCCCCCAGTGCGGACCAGCCAACGCCTACAGCGCAATTTGAAACTTTTGCGTATTCCAACATGGTACCGCAATCCATTGTGCTTAATCAGGGTATTTGGGCACGTATTGAATACACGGTGCGGGAATTGGCTGTGCAGGAGGGTGATGTGTATGTGGTCACCGGTCCTGCTTTTCATGGGCATCCTATTCCAACCATTGGGCCAGACCACGTGTTTGTACCGTCTTCTACATGGAAGGCTGTGTATTCCGCACATCGTCAGGCTGCGGGCGTGTATGTCTGCAAGAACGTGCAACGTTCTCCACATTGCGATCAGGTGACTGTGGCAACCCTTATTCGCAATACAGGGGTAGATCCGTTTCCGGCGGTGGCGGACACTATTAAGCAGAGTTTCTGGCGCTTGCCGTCACCGCGCAAAATACGGCGGTAAGTGTTGGGAGAAAGCGGTACAAGCCACAATTTTCACGGAGGTTGTACACGTTATCCACAGGCTTACCCACCGGAGCATCCGCAGAATCTGTGGGCGACTCTAGGCTGTATATTTGTCAATGGGTTAGAGTGTAAAACTCAAATATTTTATACTCTAAAAATCAGCAACTTTCAGGATTTTGTAAAACTCCCGCGTCCTATTTTTAGCACCGCATCTCTTGCGAGCCGAGCTTGATCAGCCGCCTTCGTGTAGCGCTCTATCTCGCTCAATGTCTTGTGGCCAGTAATGGAAGCAATTTGATGGGGCGAGCATCCTGCTTCTGCCATCCTGCGAGCTGCTGCCTTACGGAGACCATGTGGTGAAAGCCGCTCCTTTATCCCGCACATCTCAACCCATTTCGCTATGCGGTGGGAGAACACATGAACCGAAAAAGGCTTCCCTTCTTCGGTAGCAAGAAATGTGGGGTGCGTTTTGGGGACTTGGTCAATTTCCCTTGCTAGCGCTGGATGGAGGGGGATGAGTAACCGAGTGCCAGTTTTCATTTGCTGCACTGATAGCAGACCGGCTTCCTGAATATCAGCCCATCCCATACGAACCACATCACTGCGCCTCTGTCCGGTGTAAAGAAGCAGATACAGCGCCAGCCGCGCTGTGGAGCCAGATGGCCAATAGTTTTCATATTGAGCTATTTCGGAATCTTCCCATGATTTTGCTCCAACACTCTTTTCTTTCATGCGAGAGATACCTGTGGCCGGGTTCCGTTCAATTTCTCCTCTATCGACAGCATACTGGAAAATCATACCAAACATTTTCAGCCAGTGATTGGCCGCTGCTGGTGTTTTGGACTTCCTGCCAATAAATGCTCTTATATGGGGAGTGGTAAAATATCTGACCTGATGATCTGCGAAATCCTCCAACTGCATACGGCGCACGATATTTCTATATCCGCGTTGTGTTGATGGTTTCAGCCCTAAGTAATGCGCTGAGCGTAGCCAAGACTCACATAAAGCGGAGAATGTATCATCTTCTTTCACAGTATTAAGAAGGTTTATCAGGGGCGTTGGAGAAGACATGCAATCTAACTCAACCCCACTTTCCGAAAGTGTTTTGAGAAGATCTCTCAGTGCCACATAAAGATCAGGCGCTGCAGCAATCAGACGAGCGTTGGCTTCCATAACAGGCCATGTTTCAGGCTGGTTATAATCACCGCAAATTTGTGCAACTTCATTGCCATCAGACGTTGCAACTAGCGTGTCATCTACAGGGCCAACTTTCCATGGGCCGGGCGTGAACTTCGCTTCCATCACGCACCTACCGCAAACTTAACGAAGCCAACAAAAGCCATGTCCAAGTATTCAAGGAACTGCAGACCAGTGCTTGTGAACATCAGACAGAAAACAGCCACGTAGAAAAACACAGCAAGACAGAATAACTGCCCCAGCGCTGTAAACTGCAACCAGTCACATACATCCCGCGCACCGCTTCCGATGCGTTCGGGGATGCCGTCTTTATGGATTGTGCCGGACATTATGCAGCGCCTTTCTTTTTGCGTTTTTCTTCGCGTGATTTCTTTAGCTCTTGGATGGCGCGGTAATGCCTATCCAATTCATCAGAACCAGCTTTAGTTATTTTGTATTTGTTGAAGTATTCACAGGGCATGATGAATCCGCGCGCAATATTGCGTTCAATGATGCTGCGGCGATCAAAGCCATCGAATTTTATATCGACAGATTTACCATCACCAAACGCCCCGATAATGCTTATTTCGCGCTTACTGGCCTTTTCCAGAACGCGCCAATCTGCTCTTTGCATCTTCATTTTGCGCGCCCTTTTACCGGGGCCCAAAACCAATACTTCTCTACGAAATCCTTTACGGTTTTAGCTTCTAGAGGGCCGCTCATGGCTAATTGGCCGTTCTCATAGCGAAAGCGGATACGACCTTTGCTAGAAGTCACATAAATCCCAGATGGCTCTTTGTTGCCTTTCTGGATGCGTCCATCATTGGTTATGCGAGCGCCATAAGGCTTCAGCGCACCATCAATCAGATCGCGTGCGTTTTTATCTTTCGCGGCATTGTGCGTGTAAATGTCGGGAGCCTTCTGCTCGACCGTCTGTGTCTGTTCCATTTGCTTTACCCTCAGTACTGGCCGGTTATTTTGACGAGGCGCGTAATGCCTTTTGGTGTGAAAAACACCTGCGGGCTAAAGCGCTCATCGCCGTCACGGTCGCGGTATGGGTGAAACTTTACGTAGCAATATCCAGCCTTCACCTTGTCGGAGTAGGCGTTCCATTTTCCGTTCTGTTTGAAGATGAAGCCGTTTGCATGTGCTGCGCGTGTGAACTGGCTCAAGGGCATCTGCGCGGCCTTGGCTGACAGGTTCAGTGTGTAGAGGCCGTCACTGCTGGCGATCTTCTCAGCCACTTCCGCTTTGGGGGCGAGGATGGCGTTCTCTGCCTTGAGTTCTTCAACCTGCCGGACAGTGATCTGTAGCGCCTGAGCGACAATTTCCTGTTCGCTTAGTGCGGGTGCAGCGATCTGTCCCGTCACCAGCGCGTCAAAGGCGCGGATTACGGTAAGGTGGAAAGCAGGGCTGATCCACATCGCGTAGGCATAGACCAGTTCTTTCGCGGCGTAGGTGCCGGATGCATTGCCGCCCTTGATTGATGTCAAAGCAGGAATTCCTGCTTCGGCCTGAATTTCAGCGATTAACGCTTTTGTCTGGCAGTTATCTGCCCAGATTGAAGGGCGGTTCTTATTTTCACCGCCTGCCGCCTTATGGCAGTCGTTCAGGCAGAACCGGCCTTCCGCATCCTGCCGTATCTTCGTTCCGAGAATTGAGAGAGAAGCGTTCATCGCCCATCACCTTTCGTTCGTGATGGGTTATTATGTCGCTTATACCGACATATCTTGTCAACAAAAAATGTCGCATATTACGACACTCTCGAATAAAAAATATCCCGGCACAAACCGGGCAAGGCCATTTTATCCTTGGCCAAGGCTAATTCGCCAAGGATAAAATTATCTAGCAAGGACAAAATGGCCTTAACTGCTGGCTTTATAGCAAGGCTATTTTAATGCCGTGGAGCGTAAGCCATCATGCGCTCCACGCCGAACCATTTGGACACAGACAGGAGCGAGAAAGCCTGCCTGGTAATGTCGATCACGTAATAGGAAATGCGTTGCATCTGACCTTGTCCTCTTATTTGATAAGAGGAGGTTGGCAGGCGACTTTGCCCGTGCTTGGGCGAGAAAAGGGCAGGGATTGGGCAAAAAAATCCCGCCGGGTTAGGGCGGGATTTCTGTCTCAGCTAGTCTACCGTTCCTCGTCGGCCCCTTCTTTCGATTCTTCATCGTCTTCGGCGTCGCAATATTGCGATTCCAGAAGAACGACATAAAAACCGACAGGCCACCAATGGGAGAATGGTAGACCAGCGATAGTGAGGCGGGGCATTTCTTTCTCCCTTCTGCCTGACACTAAAACTGTATAACAGAAATTCATGCCGGAAGGGGGAGAAAGATGGAGCCCAAGCTATCAAGCTAATTACGGAGAGCCTGAGGTTTTGGGTAGTGTGGGAGATGTGCCTAGCGAAGAATGAAATTCGTATAGGTCACGTGTGAATGAAGGAAAGTCCCTTAAAAATCGCTCCAGCTATTGCTAGCAATGCAGCAATCTGGGCGAGAGATGGCAGCTTAGCGATGCGACCTTTCATCTCGGCTACTTCGACGCGAACATTTGACAGATCGTCTTTGGTCGCCATAGTTGCTTTAATTTCGGCAAGCGTCACCTGTATGGCATTCAGGGCGTCCTGAACGCTATCCATCTTGTCTTCAAGTTTGCCTATGCGTCTTTCCATATCTGAATCATGGGGAGGGCCACCGCCGCCGTCAATACCTGATGGCGGGGTTCCGCTTCCAGAGAAAACATCTCTTATTACGTTGTCAGCCATCAGCTGAAGTCCACTATAGGTGCAAAAAATTCGTGAATGAATCCGCAATGACCGCAGGCTGCCGCGTAGGTTGGGTAATATTGCCCAAGAGTCGATGTAGGGATCACTGTTGTTTCATGCTTATACCCTATAAGCTGAAACCCGCCCACTGTGCCGCACATAACACATTTTAGGACAATTTTACGCTCGTTCAAAAAGTCCAGTAACCGCTTTTGTCGAAGGTAAAATGCCTGATCTCCAGCATTCATAGGAGCCATATTAATAGGTGTATGGGGAGGAATATTATTATTATTCATCTGAGTGTCTTCCTCGTTCGCTTGCTATCTGGGTTTGATATGCTATTGATGTTCACGTTTCGTTCTGACATACTCGCCACATGGTACGGGCACACAGAATCACTGGCGAGGAGTTAAGCAGCATCGGTATCGATGGCGGCCTGTATCAGGGCAAGCGCCATCCGCCTTTGTTTCTCGTTCATGTCGCGCCAGAGCCCGAGCCAAGCAGCCTCCTCGGCATTATCGAGAGTTTGCGCAGGCGTGTTCGGAGAAGGAACTCCTCGATAAAGGTAGTCCATGCTAACCTGATAAAAATCAGCTAGGGCGCAAAACGTCTGAAATCCAGGGTCTTTCCCATTCTCAATTTCGGTCAGATGATTGCGGCTTATTCCAATAGCCTCTGCGGCAGCCGCCTGCACTAGACCCTTAGCCCGCCGCAGCGCCCTGAGACGGGCACCCATTGTTTCCGCATGATTCATAAGTGAACATTCGCATGTAACGAAAAATTACGAGTCGGTATTAGCGACATTTTTTATTGACCGAGAATGTCGGTATGTGCGACATTTGGGGCATGGAACCTAAAGAGCTTTTCAAGAGAGCGGGTGGCTGTGCTGCGGTTGCCACGAAACTCGGTCTCCGCGCCCACTCAACCGTTCTTGGGTGGAAGCGCATCCCCCCCCCATCATTGTCCCACTATTGAGCGTATCTTCGGCATCCCCCGCGAAGAACTGCGCCCCGACCTGTTCAAGCGCACCCCAGCGCAGGAGGCGGCGCGATGAGTGGCAATGACCACACCCCCAAGATATCTAATTTCTTTCGGCGTATGGCCATTGATAACGGGTATATTATCACTCCAGGGCAGGAATATTCCCTGCTCTTTGTAGGCGATCATAAACTTCATGAATTGAGGAAACGGCTCTCAGAGAGAGTTGATTCACTCCATTCTGAAGATAAGAAGATACTTCTGCGTCTGGTATCTGAACTGTCAGAGTTCCTGTCAGAGGAATCTGTCCGCCTGTTACGCTCATATGCACAGAAATTTCTGACATCCCTTCTGCAAGATATTCGCCTTCCCGACGTAAAGACAGAAGTTTTAATGTCATGGCTGGCTGAGATTGAGACATCGGATTCATCCTCTCCAAAAGATGGTGAAAGCGTGAGGGAGGTTACGACTCCCTCACGCACTGAAACGGTAGCCTCAGACACCCAGCCGGTCATGCAGCCTTGTACGCATACCCGTACGGACGGGGAGGGTGTGTGATGAGGGCGTGGACTGCGGCGGAAGTGAAATCCCTCGAACGCATGGTGAATGCGGGGAAAAGTTGGGCAGCGATCTGCTCCGCGCTCAACCGCACTGTGGGTAGCTGCCAGTGGAAGGCGAGTACGGCATTTGTGATTTCTGATGAAGTCAAGAAAAAGCGTTTGGAAGACAGCTTGAAACGGCGCGGGGAAGCGCAGCGTAGCGCGGTTACTAAACTGAAGGAGAAAATGACCTCCATCGGCAATACTCGTGTGGTCTCTGAAAACCCCAATTTTCGCACGCGCCCATGCAGCAGATGCCATAAGGTTTTTACAACGCGCCATAAATGCCGCTTCCTTTGTGATAGCTGCAATTCATATGCTTCCAGCATGGGTTGGTTCTAATGGCCGGCTCCGTAAACAAGGTCACGCTTGTTGGCAATCTGGGCAAAGATCCGGATGTGCGTACCACGCAGGGCGGCGCGAAGATCGTGTCTTTCTCGCTGGCCACCAGTGACACATGGAATGATCGCGCATCTGGCGAAAAACGCGAGCGCACAGAATGGCATCGCGTGGTTATTTTCAATGAACGTCTGGCAGATGTAGCTGAGTGTTTCCTGCGCAAGGGCCGCAAGGTATATCTGGAAGGCTCCCTGCAAACCCGCAAATGGACGGATCAAGGCGGCCAAGAACGCTATACAACGGAAGTCGTTCTTGCGGCTTATCGTGGCGAGTTGGTGTTGCTGGATAATAAAGACGCAGGCGATGCCCCGCGCCAACAGCAGGGCCGCAGCCAGAACAATCAGCAGTCCGGTAGATGGGATAGCCCGCAAGGCAATCCCGATCTGGACGATGAAATTCCGTTCTGAGACTATCCAATGCACGCCGCGTCAACCCCCAGCTTGTCGGCTACGTCCTGTAGCAAAAGCACGCGCTGCCTGATGGTAGCGTGGGGGTTGAGCTGCGCCCAGATGATCGCGCTGCGCACAATGGCGTTCCAGAGGAACGGTGTGCCGTGCGGGATATCTGGCGCGGCATCGCAGGCGTTCAGCAAATCGGGGGCGTATGTGCCCCCGCATTCTACAGTTCCGAATTTAGTCTCCTTCTTCATCGTTTCTCCGATCTCCCGTTCTCACAAAACGGAGAATGGAGGAAAACGATGTGGAATGATCGGGCAATTCACGCCCTTAAACAGTCAAAAAATGACCGAAAGTTTCCGCAAATGATGGGCGCCGTACATACGCCTGTCCGTGACAGGCTCTTGAATATGATCAAACGCGAGTTTGAGCCTTTCCGATTTGCGGCAGAAATGCTGGCCCGTTCTGCGCTGAAAACGCCGAGGGCCGCGCGTAACTGGCTATCAGGAACCAATGCGCCCGATGCTGAGGCGCTTATTGAGCTGATGGCCTCCTGTGACTCTATCGCTGACGAAGTGAATGCGCTCGTTCAGCAGCGCCGCAAAGAGCGCGAAGGAGAGAAATGCCGTGGATTAAACTCAGGCTCTGCCGTTTCGCATGGTTCCGAACGCATAGCGGACCGCCTCCATCCGTCCACGTAACATGGGTTCATGTGTCGTGGTTTGATTGGGACACATGGGCGGACAAAATGGACCGCGCGTTGAAGGCGGCGAGGGAAGAGTTAAAGAAATGACCCCATTCCCAGTATCCGAAATCCGTAGCCGTTTAGCCGATGCGGTTGAACTGGCCGGTGGTCAAAGTGCGTGGTCACGTAAAACTGGTGTTTCCCGCTCAGTTGTTTCGGAAGTCCTGTCGCACAAACGCGACATACCAGAAAGCATTATCAACGCCCTTGGCTACATCGTTGTGCCGATGTGTGTGCCTGCAAAAAGAGGAATGAACCGATGAACACAACAAAAATGACAGGCCACAACAGCAATGACCCGGCAGTGGGCGGCATTGCCGCTGATCGGCTGCGGTCGATTGTTGAGCGCTATACCCGCCTCGAAGAAGAAAAAAAGGCGCTTGCGTCTGACCAGAAAGACATTCTGACAGAGGCGGCCTCTGCTGGCTTTGATAAGAAAGTCCTGCGTCAGCTTATCCGTATCGTTCTGACTAAGGACAAAGCCGCTCTGGAAACAGAAGAAACGCTGCTTGATATTTACAGAAGGGCGATTGGGGCATGAATACGAAATCCCTTATTTGGAAAACCAGCAATTCTCATCCTGACTATGAGGTGTCTGATTGCGGTGATGTAAGACGCGCTGACCGAGAGGGGATCTCCCAGCGTGGCCGACGCCTGCGCGGAATTATAGATGCTGACGGCTATCTGAAATATTCAATTCATTCGCAGGATGGTCGGAAAATTACTGTCTTCGCTCACTTTATGGTTGCGGATGCGTTTATTGGCCCTAGGCCCACGCCATTACACCAAGTGGCGCATAACAACGGTTCACGCCTCTTAAATACACCTGAAAATCTTCGCTGGGCTTCAGCAAAAGACAACCAGCAAGATCGTGTCGCGCATAACACGAACGCTGCCGGCGTCAGGAATGGTCGCGCCACAATTACGGACGAGGATGTTTTATACATTCGAGAACGCTATCGCTTCCTGAAGCTGCACAGGCTGCCAGTTAAAGAGCTTGATGAGCGCTTCAATTTATGCAGGTCTCAAATAATTCGAATTGCTCGAAAGCAAGCTTGGGGGCATGTGCAGCCATGCTGAAAACGCTCCTTTCCCCAGACGCCAAACTCCAGCGTGAGAACACTCAACTGCGAGCAGAAAATGCCCGCTTTCTGGAGGCTGTCACGCGCCGGAATGCTGAAAACATCAGATTGCGCGAAGAAAACCGGCAGCTCCGTTTGCAGAACAATGCGCTACGCCTTGGCCGCCGCCGTGATGGCGCAGGACGGTTCGCATGAGGGTAATTCGCTTTGAGCTTCCTGAACCCTATCCATTGCTAAACCACAGCATAGGCCAAAGCCGTTTTGCGCTTACACGGATGCGCCAGAAGATGGCCCGCGCTGTTGCCTGCGCGACTGTTAACATGCGCGTTCCTGAGCCATTTCAGAAAGCGCATGTATCTATTGAGCGTCATTCCTGTGGCACGCCGGATCATGACGGCGTACAGGGTGGGGCCAAGTTCCTGATTGATAGCCTAACCACACCAAAGTTGCTCAATGTAAGGAAGCCGGGAGCGCGCCAGCGTGTGCGGAATAAACGCGGTCTGGGCTTCATTGTGGACGATGGGCCGGAATATGCCACGTTCGATATTCGCGCTGTCAAAAGCCGTTTATGCGACCAAAAAACAGTGGTGACGATTACGGAGATATTGCCGTGATTATCAGTAATTTTTCACCTGCGACCCCGTACCCAACGGGGCGCAACCCTGCTAACATGACGAAGGCCGCCCGGCTCCCCCGAACCAGCGGCCTTCTGACCACAATCTTGGAGTAGCAAGACGATGGCTAATCACGCTATAACACCAGTGTACAATGATTTAAAGCTGATTTCCACCCCTGAAAACATCATCAGGACAGAAGGTATGCGCCGAATATTGGCCTGCCGGCGTGCGCTCATGTCTGCGCTGAAAGATGCTATCAACTATGGCTATTCAGATGCCGAGATAGATGAACTGTATGAGACAGAGGCATCTGTTTTCAAGAATATGCGTGAATGGGAGGCGCTGTAATGGCTTCTCGCAATTGGTCTAAGTTTTGGTGGCAGGATTGGCAGCGTGATCCAGCACTCAATTTGTGCTCGTTAGAAGCGCGTGGCCTGTGGATGGATATGCTTTGCATCATGGCTGATGCGGAGAAAAAAGGCTTTTTAATCATCGGAAAAACGAAAGTTTCTTCAAAAGAACTCGCGCAACTTTCCAGAATTTCTGAAAAGAAATGCAAAAAACTTGTCGAAGAACTCGAAAATAATGGCGTTTTTTCTCGCGATGAAAACGGTTTTATATTCTCTCGCCGCATGGTTCGAGATGCTGGAATTTCGCGGAAATCTGCCGAAAATGGCAAGAAAGGTGGTAATCCTGCCTTAACCCAAAATGGCGATGGGGGGTTAACCCCCGGCTTAACCAAGGGGTTAAACCCCACGCGGATAAAAGCAGAAGCAGAAGCAGAAGCAGAAGAAAGAATAAATAAGAAAGAAAAAACCAACAGCTTAGGCGCTGGCAAACACACACGCCCAGACTGGGTTGAGAAATTCATTCCGCTTGGGAATGAGATTTTGGAGATCGTCGGGAAAGACCCATCTCGTGAGCGAGTGGATTTTGGCATTGTGCGCCAATGGCTGGCCGATGCCCATGACCGAGGGTATTCCGCAGAGCAGGCTCGTGAGGCGATCTTGGACGTAATCCGCACCCGTTGCGAGCGAGGGAGCGGGAAGGGTAAGCTCCCAAGGTGGTTTAATACCCCCGTGCAGGAAGCTCTGGCCTCTGGCGCCATCGCCGCTTCTGAAGCAACTGCCGCCGCAGCCGAGCCAGAATGGACGCGCCAGATGGGCAAGGATTACACGCTCTACGCTCGCAATGCGATCGGTCGTCAGGAGCGGCCCATTTCGATGCGTGAGTTTCAAACCGCGTGGATGGCGCAGCACAACATCCCGCAGGGAGAGGCAGCATGAGCGGCACATTTGACCGGGCAGAACTGGGCGCTGAAATGCCGTTCGATCTGCAAGCCGAGCAGGCCATACTTGGCGGGGTTATGACAAATTCCCGCGTTTATGACGATGTTTGCGATGTGCTGGAGCCGCGATATTTCTACTCTCCGCTCAACCGGCTGATCTACGAAACATCTGAGCGCCTGATCATCGCCGGGACAGACCCAAACCCCATCATGCTGCGGCAGGTCTTGGTCGGCAGCCCGGAAGTGGAGGCTGCCGGTGGATGGGAGAAGATTGCTCCGATCATCACTGGAAGCCTTGTGGGTGTGATGGGAAACCGGCGTTACGCGGAAACAGTGCGGGATCTGTGGGTGCGTAGGCAGATGCTCGAACTGTCGGGTGATATGCGGGAAATGGTGACACGCCCAGATGGTAGGACGGCGCAGGATGTTGTCGATCACGTTGAGGAAGCCATGCTGACCATCAGCCGTGATCGTTCGGACATTCGGACGGTTGGCGTGAGTGATTCCATGGCGTCCGTGCTAGAGGCGGCGCAAAGGGCTTCGCAGATCGATGGCGTAATCGGAACACCAACTGGATATGCTCGGTTCGATGCTATGTCCGGGGGTCTGGAAAACGGCACGCTGACCATTCTGGCAGGCCGTCCAGCAATGGGGAAAACCGCAGCGGGGGTTGGCATTGCCATTCGGGCAGCCAAAGCAACGGGCAAGCAGGTTCTCTACTGGTCTGGCGAAGTGAGTGACCGGCAGATTTCCCAGCGCCTCCTTGCTGCAAAAACCAATATTCCCGTTCAGTGCATCCGTTCCGGAAAGAACCGCGGCGAAGAAGTCGGGCAAGGCGAATACGCGCCAGGCACACCGTTGAGGCAGGAGCAGTGGGATCGAATTGTATCAGCCCAGCTAGACGCTGCTAAGATCCCGCTGGTGATCAACGATACTCCGGCAATCACGGTCGCAAAGCTCTACAGCGTTGCGCGGCGTATGGCGCGCTCCAAGAAGGGGCTAGCCATGGTTGTGGTGGATTATCTGGCGCTGATGCGTGGATCCCAAACAGCGCGAAAGCAAGGGCGCTATGCAGAAGTTTCCGAAATCTCCGCCGATCTGTTGGCCATGGCAAAATCCCTGAACGTGCCAGTGATCGCGTTGCAGCAGTTGAACCGAGACGTGGAAAAACGGGACAACAAGCGGCCAACAGGGGCTGACCTGCGAGATAGCGGCAACTTGGAGCAGGACGCCTCCATGATCGTGCTGCTTTACCGGGAGGAATACTATCTCGCGAAAGAGGGGCTGCCGGAGCAGAAGCAGGGCGAGACGATGGATAAATTCATGCAGCGGCAGGAGGACTACTACCGCAAGCTGGATGCATCGCGAGGTAAGGCCGTCTGGATTGTGGACAAGAATCGCCAAGGCAGCACCGGCGATATCCCAATGCTGTTCAATGGGCCGCAAACATGGTTCCGCGACATGTCCGAGGGTGAAGAAAGCCCAGCATGGTGAAAACAGCCACGAGGTTTCACGGAGAGCGTGGTTAGAGCATGAGAACGATAAATGACCGCATGAGTGGTTACGGTGTACTCTGCGGGAATGTGTGGGGATTTTAGGGGTATGTCTGAATTGAACGAATGGAAGATGATGGACACAGCGCCAATGGATGGAACCGCTATTCAAGCACGCATTCCCGGTCATGGCGAAGATAATATCATCGCTTGGCTCGATCATTATGTGGATGAGAACGGGGAGTTTTGTGGCGCGTGGACTTTTATCGAGGATCAAGAACCGCCAGATTGCTGGACGGATGGTGTTTGTTGGACTTCAAATGAAGATGGAAAGCCTTCTGTTCAGCCTACTCATTGGAAGGAAATTTCATGACCAAACCCGACCTAATAAGCTGGCACGAATGGCCGACAAACCGGCGCGAAACAGCACAGAAACCACGTACCGATCTGCCGCCCATACACGAGCCAGAACCGGGGTTGCTGGATGAGGAAATCCTGCCGCTTCGGGATGATTGGATGAAGGGGCCGAAAAAGGGTTGTACAGCCGCATAGATTACGATAAGGAAAACTTACGAACCGTTCTCAAAGGTATTCGTGGCTTTCTGTACAGATGTCGATGTTTCAGTCATCGTCTCCGTTCAGTTAAGGCACAAATCCAATAGAAGGCCGCTCGGTGTCCCCACACTGGGCGGCTTTTCTTTTGGCTGCTGTGTACAACCCTGTGGATTGCGGGGTTAGGATTTCTTGCTTGCGTCAAGGCCAATTTGGAGCAGGCGCCGGATAGCTTCCGCTCTTGTGACCCCGTTTTTTTCTGCCCATGCATCAACCGCGCGGACGAGAGGCATCTCGGCGCGAGAGCGTAGCTGCTCACTTTCTACAGGGGGGCGCCCCATTTTCTTTTTAGGCTTATTAAGTGTTGACATGGTAACTTTATAGGCTCACAAATTGCGGGACGCAAGCGATCTTCGACCATCGCAAGCGCCCCTAACCACAAACCAAAACGGAACTTTGGAAATGGCTGATATTGCCTCTATCACAAAAACAGATGCCCTTACCATGTCCAGCCGCGAAATCGCGGAACTGACAGGGAAACGTCACGACCACGTTCTTCGCGATATTCGTAAGATGTTTCAGGACATTGAGGGGGCCTCCCCAAACTTGGGGACACCCCTCGAAGGGTATGTCCAAACTTGGACAGACCCCCAGAATGGGCAGGAATACGAGGAATACGCTCTCCCCAAGAACCTGACCCTAAACCTCGTAACAGGATACCGGGCAGACATGCGGTTGAAAATCATCGACCGCTGGTTGGAACTGGAAGGACGTCCGCAACCCAAATACGAAATCCCACAGACTTTGGGAGAAGCGCTTCGGCTTGCAGCAGATACAGAGGAAGCGCGATCTAAGGCAGAAGCGAAGGTAATGGAACTTACGCCTAAAGCTGCGGCCTTGGATCGAATTAGCACAGCGGACGGGACGCATGGGCTGTATGAGGCCGCTAAGGTGCTGCAGGTCGCCCCCAAGAAGTTTGTCCAGTGGTTGGCGATGAATGGTTGGATTTACAAGCGTACGGGCAGTAAGCATTGGCTGGCTAGGCAAGAGAAAATCAACGCTGGATACTTATGGCATAGGGTCTCGACTTACACAGACGCTAACGGCGAAGAAAAAATACGAAACGATGTGAAAGTTCTTCCCGATGGGCTAAGTAGGTTGGCTCATATTATGCCAGATATGCCTGTGAACCGAGGAGCTTCTCTGCAGAATGATGAGCGAACAAACCTTCAGATCATGCAGGACATTAGTGCCCGACTAAAAGCCCAAAATGCTTCGAAGGGAAGGATGAACGCAATGGGCCTATCTATGGCACTCCTGAACATGCAGATGGCACTGCCGGGAGGAGACGGCTCATTCCGCGTTGGCCGCAATAGGCGCCGGGAGATCATGCTCGCTATGGGGAAAGCATTGATGCAGCTTTGGGGGGATTGGGAACGGGAAGGTGAAGCGGCATCTGCATAGCTTCTGTTTTCCCTGTACTTTCTGGGCAGTTTGTGATTCCATCAGCGTATGAAATGGCTCAGAAAACGTAAGCCCGTTATCGTGCAAAAAGTCTTAGCTTTTGGGATAATAACCAAAGGTCGAATGGCACGCATTTGCGCTGGCGGGTATGAGTTTTCCGAAGGCTATACGCACCAAATGAAGGTCCCGAAAGGGATGAGGCGGCGGTATTGGGGAAAGCGCAAAATCACATGCGCAGCCATTTATGTTCATTGGCGCGATGAGGATGAGGAAGAGTATGGACGCGTCTTTGCTGCCCCAAGACCAAAGCGGCACCATGATGTATTCATGGTCATGCGGGAACAAGGCGTGAAGATCGAAAGCACGGATATCATCGACATTGTGCAGGGCTTCAATACATCAGATGATGGGTTTGTGGATCGGCGCATCGGATTTCATGTCGCGCGTAATGCTGGACAGATCATCAAGAAGCATGGTCCTGCTGATACGCTATTCAGCGAGGATATGTGGTGACTGAGAAAACGAAATGGCGCGAAAACCTCCCAGAATTTCTAAAGCCCGGCAACGTGGAAACATACACAGCGCCAGTTGATTGGAATGTGGCCTGTGCGTTGCAGAATATGCGGGCTGGCGCGCCTTTGACTGAGGCGCAGAAAGAGCTGGTCAAGAATGCGCGCGACTGACCGCACACCGCCACGCATCGTGATCGGTCTTTGTCTGGTGTTGGCGTTTTTTGAAATTGTTGCAGGATTGGGTGGGTAATTATTCCTTCGCTTCTTCCCCTTTCATTCTTTGAACTTGCCCAGATAATTCATAAAGGTAGACAAGCATCATGCGTGTAAGATTGCCAAGGTCTGCAATTTCTTGGGGAGAAGGCTCGTCTTCATCGTGTGCTGACTCGTTGCCTATTATTCGGATGTGGTCTGCCCAATCGCGGATATCGGGTGTGAGTAGTTGGTTTTCAGCAAGTATTCGTATGCGAACAGCAAGTGATTTCCCAGAAGCTCCGGGAATGTCCCGAGCTTTATCTTTGGTGGCCAATTCAAGCGAGCGTCGATATGTCATGCCGGCAGCACAAACATTACCAGAGATCCGGCTGCGTTCTCCTTCAATGAAGGCCCTTTCCACATTATCCGGCAAGAAAAGAGGTATTGTCGGCTTAGGTGGAGGGGGCGATATATCAGAAATTTCGACACGTGACGTAATATCGCCTCCTTGGTTTAATGCAGAGTGCAATGGCAATGTGACAAGACGGGTGCCCCTACTTAAACATTTAGTCGGTGCATCAGTAATTTTCATTCCTACAGGCAGCGAGCAACCTCGGCAGAAGCAAGCAATATTATAAGATCTGCCGCCGTTAACATCAGTATATCCAGAAATATCCATCGTAATATTTTTTTGAGTGCAACGGGGGCAGTCAAGAGCAATGGTCGCCATACAAATCAATCCCCAGAATGTTACGCACCAGTTTGCAGAAGAATTGGTCAGACGGGCATGCGCGACTTCTGATCCAGCTTCAAGAGCTAGTGCCTTAATGAATGAGTATCGCCTCGCTTCTCCAGATGTCCAGAGAGCTATCGTTATAGCTCTTATTTCGCGCGTAGCCACAAAAGGGGAATAAACGTGAATAAAGTAATCGGCCGGCCACGCTACATTATCCCCCATGCGCAGGACAATGGGCCTACGCCTGAACGGGCGGCTAAGGGTGTGTTTACGGGCGGACGACCCGCGCGTGAAAAAACTGTTGTTGATGCAATGCTCAGCGCTGGCGATATCTCGCAAGATCAGGCCGATGCTGCTGATCGGTGGTTGCGCACGTGGATATTTGCTTATGACGGGTACAAGGAGTTTTCTGATAACCATCAGCCTAATACGGAAATTAAACACGATGATCTTTCGTGGCTGATGACGCGTGGCGATGCCATCGGATGTTTGTATGATGTTCGTCAAGCTATTGGAGCGTGCGGAGAGTTGAGGCTTAAGGGTATGCTGCTGGAGAAGTTGTCGTTTAGCGCAATGGGTCGCACTTTATTTCCACGCATATCTCCAGATCTGTCGCGCAAGAAAGTGTCAGCGCAATGCGCATTAGTTCTGGAGCAGTTATATGAATTCTACCAAAATGAACGGCTCGCGAAGAAGTCTAAAAAAGAAACTTGTACCCCGGTACCTTTTCGGATAGGATAAACCTTATCATCGCAATACTTACGTTCACAAGCCGCCATAGTGCGGCTTTTTCTTTGCCCGGACAAAATGCAGATACTCAAGCGTGGCGACATCGTGCGTTTCAAGCGCCGTGACGCTCTGTGCGTTGGCATTGTGTCCGGCCTGTCGCTTCTTTGCGACATTGTGCCCGCAACAGAAAATACATGGCACCGTGCTGACCTGCCGCTGTCGATGATGGAATGCGCGAACGCGGGGCTTCGTCCTGATGTGCGTATCCGGTGTTGGCCACGGTTTGGTTTGATGCGCGGGAATGTATCGGGGCGCGCTTCCAATGCGCTGCTGATTGCAGTCGATGGGCGTGTTCAGCGTGAAGCAATGTTGCGGCAGTTCGAAAACAGTTTCGGGGGCGGCCATCCTTTAACGATGTAGCGCGCATCGCAATCCTGTTCTCCCTAACCGTTGGTTCCCGTGGATTGGTTTTTGACCAACGGCATGGGCAAAACGTGCCGCCTTAAATTAGCGGCGTTAAGACAGGAAGCGCATTTTTCATTCTGGAGTGTTGGATATGGCCGGACGGCCCAGCAAGTACCAAGAAGGATTTGCTGAGCAGGCAAGGAAGTTGTGCCTTCTCGGTGCAACAGATCAGGATTTAGCAGATTTTTTCGAGGTAAGTGAGCAGACAATAAATACCTGGAAATCTGCGCATCCTGAATTTCTTGAGTCCATAAAAAAGGGGAAAGATTTAGCTGATGCTGAGGTGGCTGATCGTCTTTTCCAGCGCGCTCTTGGATATTCTCATAAGGCAGTGAAGATCTTTAATGACCAAGGGCGGCCTTTGGTTGTTGATTATGAAGAACATTATCCCCCTGATACTGCCGCAGGTATCTTTTGGCTAAAAAACCGCCAGAAAGACAAATGGCGCGATAAGATTACTCAAGAGCATTCCGGCCCAGACGGTGGCCCGATAGAAGTGAAGGGCGGCGGCGTTTCCGGCTTGCTCAACGCGGCATTACAGGAAGATGGCTCTAACTCAGGCTGATATTGCTGATTACCGCAAACTGCGCGGTATCTGGCGTAAAGATCCTGTTCTGTATGCCCGCCAGCGCTTAGGGCTCAATCCGACCACGCAACAGCGCCAATTGCTGGAGGCTATTGCCCCGCCGGGGGCCAAGGTATCGGTGCGGGCAGGTCATGGCGTTGGCAAGTCTGGCTCTACGTCTGCGGCGATCTGGTGGCATCTGGAGTGTTACGAATACTGCCGCATTCCATGCACGGCCCCAACAGCATCGCAGCTTTACAACGTTCTTTGGGCGGAGCTTTCCAAGTGGGGGCGTCGGTCTGAGGAGCGAGCGCGCGCAGATGGCCTGCCGGAAGAATTGTGGCTGGCAAACCTGTTTGACCGCAATCAGGACAGGATATCTGATAAGGGCCAGCCCGCTGAGTGGTATGCTGTTGCCCGCACAAGCCGCCGGGAATCTCCTGACGCATTGCAGGGCTTTCATGCCTCTGACGTGCAGATCACGGATGATAACAGGGCGGTAGAGCGTTCATCGTCCGGCGGTTCAATCATGTTCGTGATTGAAGAAGCTAGCGGCGTTCCTGACGAGATATTCGAGGTTGCGGAAGGTGCGCTTTCTTCTCACGGCGCGCGTCTGCTCATGGTTGGCAACCCAACCCGCAACACAGGCTTCTTCGCGCGCTCTCAGAAGCAGGACAGGGCGCTTTATACGGCGCTCCACTTTCGCTGCTCTGATAGCCCGTTGGTTGATCCCAGCTACCGCGCCAATCTGGTGCGTAAGTATGGGGAAGGTTCAAACGTTGTTCGCGTGCGTGCTGATGGAGATTTCCCCAAGCAAGACGACGATGTTCTGATCCCGCTGGAAACAGCAGAAGCAGCGCTTGCACGCGAACCGGCGAGCGGAAAATACGAGCGCAGGCTGGGTGTGGACGTTGCCCGCTTTGGTGATGACAGAACAACATTTGTTCTGCGTGAAGGCCCGCGCGTTGAGAAAATAGAAATCAGGGCCAAGCAGGATACGATGGCCACAGCCGGGATGGCGGCAGATTTCTTTCGCCGCTGGAATGCCGATAGCATTTACGTTGACGTTGTTGGCGTGGGTGCTGGCGTTGCTGATCGATTGCGTGAGCAGAAGCTGCCGGTCGTGGATGTGAACGTGGCCTGCCGCGCACCCGATGAGGTCGTTGGGGAAGACGCAAAGCCCGCAAAGCTGCGCGATTATCTCTGGCTGCAGGTGGCCGCTTGGTTGCGTAATGGTGACGCTTCTATTCAGGCGGAAAGCAAGGATAACGCAGAGGATCTAGCCGCCGAGCTTTCAACAGTGCGGTATGGGCTGGATAGTTCCGGCAATCTGCTGGTGGAAAGCAAGGATGCCATGAAAAAGCGTGGCCTGCGTTCCCCTGATATTGCCGATGCTTTGGGGCTTACTTTTGCGCCGGGGCCTAAAAAGGCTTTTAACTTCAACTCCATACTGAACCGTATTTAATGCTCTCTCGTATCCGCTCACTGTTCCGGCCATCCATTGAGCCGGACCCGCCGCGTGTGCGTGATGAGCCGCGCCTTGTGACCAGCGGAAAGAAAAAGCTGGACTGGGGCCGGATCGCCCCGAGCGTTGGTGCGCCGTCATTGCGCGATGTGTTCAAACCCTACAAGCCCCCACCGGGCGTGCAGGGGAATGGGCAAGCGCCACTAGCCATGGACAGCGGTGCCGCAACCGGCGCTGCGCTCATGAACTGGATGGGGGAGGCTGTTTCCGAAGGGGTGGTTTTCCTTGGCTACCCGCGTCTTGCTGAAATGGCGCAGCGGGCTGAATACCGCAATATGGTGGAAATCCTTGCCACGGAATCAACTCGTGAATGGATTGACTTCCAAGCGGTAGGCAAGGACGACAAAGGCCAGCGCATCGACCAGTTGCGCAATGAGTTCATCCGTCTGAAAGTGCGCGAGCGTTTTCGGGAAATGTCCGAAATGGACGGCTATTATGGGCTCGGCCTGCTATATGTGGACGTGGGGCAGGCGCGCACAAGCGATGTAGTTTCCATGCCCTTACTGCTTCGTCCTGAAACATTCAGGAAGGGATCGCTAAAAGAGCTGGTCGCTGTTGATCCGATCTGGGCTGCCCCAAACCAATACAGCACGTCAACGCCGCTTGCTTCTGATTTTTACAAGCCCTCTACGTGGTGGGTGCAGGGTGCGAACGTGCATCACACGCGGCTGCTGCGGTTTGTGTCGCGTGATGTGCCGGACATCCTGAAGCCGACATATAACTTTGGCGGCCTGTCGTTGGCGCAGATGGCTAAACCTTATGTCGATAACTGGCTGCGCACGCGCCAGAGTGTTTCCGATCTGATCAACGCTTTTTCGGTTGTGGCTCTGTCTACCGATATGTCGTCCTATCAGCAGGACCCTGAAGGTTTGCTGGTGCGTATGGAGGCCTTCAATCGCTTCCGCTCCAATCGCGGCACGTTCCTACTGGACAAGGACAGTGAGGAAATCCAGATCCTGAATGCCGCATTGGCTGGGCTGGATAAGTTGCAGGCGCAGGCTCAAGAGCAGATGTGCTCAGTGGCTCAAACACCACTTGTGAAATTCACAGGCATTACGCCAAGTGGCCTGAACGCTTCTTCTGACGGCGAAATCCGGGTGTTTTACGACCGGGTGCATGCGTATCAGGAAAACACATTCCGCGAACCTCTCACAGCGATCATGCATATGTGCATGCTGAACCTGTGGGGCGAAATAGACCCGGGCATTACGTTCGAGTTCAATACGCTGTGGCAGGCGACTGATGAGGAAGCCGCGGCCATCGAAAAGACTAAGGCCGATATTGATGCTGAGTATATTGATCGGGGCGTAATCTCGAACAGTGAGGCGCGGGACAGGATCGCGGCTGACCCTGAGAGCATGTATCAGGGCGTAGTGGAGCGAGGCAGTGAAGCGCCAGAAGTGCCTGATGAGGGCGATAATCTTTCATGAAGACACGTTTTATCGCTCAATCCGTAGAGCCGGATGGGCGTAAAAAGCGTGCGCCAAACGTCAGGCCTGTCTTTTCCAATCAGGGTATCCGGGCGAAGTATCACGCCGTTTTGGTGCATCATATTGCCCGTATGCGGCAGGACGTTCTCAAACGCGCCTTAGCTGCGTATGAGCAGTTTGACGCGCAGCAGGCGCAGGATGAAACGCCCCTAGAACGTCTTAAGCGCACTTTCTCGAATATTCTGGAGCAATGGCAAGGGCACTTTGACAGGCACGCTGAAGATCTAGCTTCTCAGTTTGTGCAGCAGGCTTCCGGCCACGCAACCAGAAGCGTTCGGAATAGTCTGCGTGATCTTGGGTTCACGGTGCAGTTTCAGGCAACGCCTGCCGTAAAGGAAGCGGTAAGCCGGGCGCTTACTGAAAACATTGGTCTGATTAAATCTATCCCGACTGAATGTCTGGGTGAGGTTCAGGGGTTGGTGGAAAAGTCCGCTCTGGCTGGGCGTGATCTTGGCACGCTCACCGATGAGATCAAGCGCCGGTTTGATGTTGCAGATAGCCGGGCGGCTCTGATTGCCAGAGACCAGAACAACAAAGTTTCGGCCAGCATAACGCGTAGACGGCAGCAGGACCTGGGTATCTCGGAAGGTATCTGGCTGCACTCTGGCGCAAGCAGACACCCACGCCCTGAGCATATGGCCGCTAATGGCAAGCGGTTCAATCTGGAGCAGGGGCTCTATCTCGAAGGGCATTGGACGATGCCCGGTGAAGATATCAACTGCGGGTGCGCGTGGCGGCCTATTTTACCGGGGTTTAACGATGGCTAATACAGACCGCGTGCAAATTGCACTGGATGCGGTGCAGAGCGTGCGCGAGAAATCGCCAGAAGGGCACTTGCGGATTACGCAATGTGTTCTTTCCAGTGCGTGCGTATGCCCGTACTATGGACGCGAAATACCGGGCTGGCGCGAGTTGGGGCTTGAGCCTGAAACGATCTACCAACTCTACCGCGACCCGACTGCGTTGGCGCAGGCTGCCGATACCATGCGCGGCAAGCCGGTTCTTTTCACGCACCAGCCCGTTTCTGCCGGGGATCATCCTGCGGAGATTACAGTCGGCAGCGTGACGGATGCGCGGTTTGAAGATCCTGACCTTGTTGGCTCGTTCACGGTCTGGACACAGGACGCTATCGACGCAATCGAAAGCGGAGAATTGAAGGCTGTATCAGCGGGGTATGCGTACAAGGCAATCCCGCAAGGTGGCGTGCTGAACGGCCAGCCCTACAGCCTGACGATGGTTGATATCGTGTTCAACCATCTCGCACTTGTCGCAACGCCGCGTGTTCCTCACGCAATCATTGGAGATGCGGCGCTTTCTTCCACGGAGAACACATTGTCACAGACAAATAGAACGGCGCTGGAAAAGCGTCGCGCTAAGCTGCTGGAGGCTATCAAGCCACATCTGGCCGCTGATACAGACATTGAGGTCTGCAAAAAGGCCATCGATGATGCAATATCAGCCACCCCCCTGCCACCGGGCGCACCAGAGCCCGGCAAGGGCGCAACAGATGGCGATGTTGCAGACGCACTGCGTAACCTTCTTGCGACCCGCGTGCCTGACGACATCATGGATCAGGTTCTAGCCCTCGTGCAGAACGTGGAAACTGAGGGTGGCCTGAATGCAGGCGGCACGGACGATGACCCGCAGGCCATGGCCGAACGCATGAAGGCGGCTGGCTTTACTGATGATCAGATTGCCAAGTGCATTGCCGCCATGACCACGCAAGGTCAGGACGACACCCCGGGCGAACGCGAGGCCGCTGGAGCAGCGCGTGCGGACGCTGACAAAGAAGCCGCCCGCCGCGCAGAAGCCGAAGGCGCGGCACGCGAGGATAAAGAACGCGGAATGGATAAAGGCATTACCAAGCAGGCGATGGATGCGGCTCTCGCAGATGTTGCCGCAACCGTAGAGCGCAACACGATTGCCCGCATGAATGCGCTTCATGCCGCGCGTGATGCCGTGAAGCCTTTTGCTGGTGAAGTGGCGCTAGATAGTGCTGCAGCTGTGTATCGCTTCGCCCTGAAAGAAATGGGCTTGGATTGCACGGGCATTCCTGATGCCGGACTTGAGCCACTGTTCAAACAGGCCGCGCAATTGCGCACTCAGGCGTCTGAAGCTCCAGCAAAGAAAATCGCGCAGGACAGTAAAGGCACCGCTGATTTTCGCGAGAGCCTTGGGCTCAACCGTATTCAGGTGAAGGGATAATCACATGGGATTTCAGCAGCAGGTAAATGTTGAACCCGCACTTGGCGTTGCGGGGGATTTCGCATCCATGAACCCAACGGCGAATACGCTGGCGGGTGAGGGCGCGCTGGTCGCAGGCGCAGGCGGTGTAACTGTTGGCAAGTTCGGGTGGATTCAGGCAGACGGCCAGACCGTTCTGAACGCGCCGCCGTCAGGCTCAAAGGCTGCTCCCGATGGCTTTGTGCATCGTGACCTTACTGCCCAGATCGACAATTTTTACGATGAAGCCGGGATGGTTGTCCCCGAAGGTTTCATGGTCAGCCTGTATCAGGCTGGTGATTTCTTCGCCAACACATCCACCGCAGCCACGCGCGGGCAGAAGATCTTTGCGTCCACCACGGACGGCAGCGTTTCCACCGATGCAGCCGGGGCTACGGTTGCTGGTTCTGTCGAAACCAAATTCTACGCCGCCAACGCATGTGCCGCTGGCGAGCTTGTTAAAATCTCCACGTGGGATCATTCATAATGGATAATTTTCAGGCACAACTGGCGGAGCTTAACCGCCTGGGCTTTGTGATGCCCGATGCAAAGGGCATGATCAAAGACAACGCGCTACTGGCCACCGATGCCATGGCGATGGATGCCCAGCCCACACTTTCCACGACAGCCAACGCGGGCATTCCTGCGTTCATGTCTGCGTGGATTGATCCCAATCTGATCAAGGTCGCGTTCTCCCCCATGCGCGGCGGTGAGATTGCGGGTGAGGTCAAGAAAGGGGATTGGGTTACCAAAACAGCCGTGTTCCCCATGGTCGAAACCACGGGTGAAGTTTCCAGCTATGGTGACTGGAACAACAACGGTCAGGTGAACCTGAATCCGAACTTCCCTGATCGGCAGTCCTATCATTATCAGGTCTTTGCGACTTGGGGTGAGCAGGAACTGGATCTTGCTGGACAGGCGCGCATTCAGTGGGCTGCTGGCCTACGAGAAGCCGCAGCGCTCAAGCTGAATAAGTTTCAGAACAAGACCTACTTCTTCGGTATCGATGGTCTGCGCCTCTACGGTTACCTGAACGACCCGCGCCTGAACGCGGCTATCGTGCCAGAAACCAAGGCGGCAGGCGGCACATCATGGAAAAACGCCACGCCGGAAGAGCGGCAGGATGATGTGATCGACCTCATCAACCAGCTGCGTAAGCAGACTGCCGGTATGGTGACGACTGACAGCGCCATTACCATTGGTCTGTCTCCTACCAGCATGGGTCTGCTGACCCGTAAAAACCAGTTCGGCATGTCTGCGCTTTCGCTGCTGACGGACACCTACAAGAAGCTCCGCTTTGTTGAGGCTGTCGAATTTGGCGATGAAATTGGCCAGACCGTACAGACCATGATTGCCGTGGTTGACCAGGTCGATACGCAGAAAACTGCCGAAGCGGCTTTTACCGAAAAGCTGCGCACGCACGCCATTGTTACGGAATCCTCTGCGTGGAAGCAGAAGATGTCTCAGGGCACATGGGGCGCAATCATCTACATGCCTGCGGGCGTCGCAACCATGACGGGGATTTAAGACATGAGCGGCACAACATCCAGCGCCATCGTTATCGGCTGCAAGCTGGCCAACGGCGTTATCCTGCGGCTGAAAAATAAGCCGGGCGTAGAATACAAGTTGAACGGTGCCAATGCTGCACGCGTGATTGGCGGGTATGGCCTTACCACCATTCCGTCCGATTTCTGGGATGCCTGGGTGAAAGAGAAGGCTGGCTTTCCGCCTTTGGAAAACAAGCTGATCTTCGCGCAGCCAACAGTGGCTAAGGCAGAAGGGCAAGCCAAAGAGCAGGAAGCCGTCAAGGCAGGCACGGAGCCGCTTGACCCTCAGAAGCCCGCTCCGGGCATTACTCCAACCAAATAAGGTGCAGGCGTGGCGATAGCGCAGTTTGATTATACAAAATGGTCGGCGCGTTATCCCACGCTGGCCACTTATGTAGATGAAGACCTTGGCGGCGCTTTGTGGGATGAGGCCGGTTTGTATCTCAACAATACAGACGCTTCACCTGTGCAGGACGTGGGCAGGCGTGGTGTTTTGCTGGGGATGATCACAGCTCATTTGGCACAGCTTAATTTAAGCGCGCAGCAAGGTGGCTCCGATGTGGTGGGGCGCATTGCGTCGGCGTCAGAAGGGAGTGTGTCACTCTCCGCTGATATGGGGCCTGTTACCAACGCTCAGGCATGGTGGGCGCAAACCAAATGGGGCGCGGCCTATTGGGCGGCAACGACTTTCTTGCGTAGAGCGCGATATGTTCCGGGCCGTCCGCAGCCCGCATGGTCATGGCCGTAAAGGCAAAAGTGCGTGGAGGCGCAAAGTTGCGTGCGTATATGCGGCAGCTTGAGCGCAATTCAGAAACAGCCCGTGTGGCGCGTGTCGGTTTTCTGGAAGGTTCCACGTATACAGACGGCACGCCTGTTGCTGAGATTGCTTCTATTCAGGAGTTTGGTGCATCAATCGATCATCCCGGCGGCACGAAATACATCACGGATGCTGTGGTCGGAAAGCGTGGGGCAGAGCGGATAGCGACACGCTTTGTGGGCAAAAGCTTCCAGGGCGAAGCCAAGACAACAGCCGCGCATAAAATCGTTATCCCGCCACGGCCATTCTTTCGGACAGCCATAGCTAAAAACAAACAGGCGTGGTCCGATGCGCTGGCGGAAAGCATGAAAGATACAGGCATGGATGCGGCCACATCTCTTGAACGCGTAAGCGATTTGATGGTCTCGAATATTCAGCAGTCCATTACCGATTGGTCAGACCCACCGAACGCGCCCAGCACAATACGGAAGAAGAAATATAACAACCCGCTCATTGATACGCGCACGATGTATCGTGCCGTTGCTTATGAGGTGAAGTGATGAACCTTTTCGGGCCAGTAACGGGTATCATCTCTGCGGTTAATCCGTGCATACAGGCCACCTTGCGGGCCAGCAATGGCAGCGAGACACTCCCTAGTGGGCGTGTGGCCCCCGAATACACTGAGGCTTTGATCACCATTCAGGTGCAGGCGGCCAGCAGTGAGGATTTGCAGCAGGTCGCCAATCTCAACCAGTCCACAGATGTGCGCTCAGTTTACGTTTACGGGCACATCAAGGGCATAGACCGAGCTCATCAATTTGGTGGCGATATTCTTGTTTTTGATGATTCAGAATGGCTGGTTGTCGGCCAGCCCGAGCAATGGGGCAGTGGTGAATGGTGCAGACTGATAGTGGCGCGACAGATCCCATCACAGCAAGCCTGTCCGAAGACGATGTAACGACAGCACTGCGGGCCTTTCTGCTTTCCATTCTTCCTTCGGGAACAGAGGTGAGGCTAGGTCAGCAGAACCGCGTTGCTGCGCCTCTTGGCCTGTTTGTGCTGATGACCATTGTTGTGCGGCAGCAGATTGCCACTAACGGCTCTAAATACGGCACAGATACGCGGACAGTGAGCAGGCAGGAGCATCTAACTGTGCAGGTTAGCGTGTTCGGTCCCGGGGCAGGCGACATGATTGAACGCATTGTGACGCTGTTCCGTGATCCGTATGCCTGCCAATTCTTCCAGCAGGAACGGCCACAAGGCGATGTAACGCCGCTTTATGCGGATGATCCCCGGCAGACGGGATTCATAAATGGTGAGCACCAGTATGAAGATAACTGGAATGCAGACCTGCACTTGCAAGCCAATTACCGCTTCACGCTTCCACAACAGTTTGCTGACTCCGCTCATATCGATCTGATTGAAGCAGAGGCAGCCAGCAACGAGACATAAGCATGACATTATCAATCAAAAACATCGTCAACGTGACGCCGAGCGTGGTGTCTCCTGCCGGTACGGTAAACATTCTCAAGGGGCTGGTATTTTCTACCAATGCCGCTTTGGATGCTGGTGTAAGCTCTTTTTCTACGCCGCAGGCTGTGGCAACCAAATGCGGGGCAGACAGCATCGAGGCGAGTATCGCCAGCATCTACTTTGGGTCGTATTCCGGCTCTCTGGATACGCCGTCCACCCTGTATTTTTACTCGCTTCCAGCCGCTCCAGTGGATGCTGATTATGGCACATACCTCTCTGCCGCCGCTGATGCAGAGGGCGATTGGTCTGGGTTCATGTTCGCCCAGGAGCCGAATGCCGCAGCTAAAACTGCCATTGCCGCGTGGATGGGGGCGAACCCTAATCGTTACTGGGGTGTCATTCAGGATGCAGACCCCAATATCCTGACCGCCAATGCGACCGCTACATTTGGCGCGACCGTGAAGGCCAACAGCACTCCGGGGCTGACGTGCGTATGCAACGCAGACGGCAACGGCACACTGATTGCCGCCGCAGCCCTTTCTTGGGCGGCATCTATCAATCCTAACCGGACGAATGGGCGCACGACGCTGATGTTCCGCCGGTTCTCTGGTGTGACGCCCTCTAATATCTCCAATACGCAGGCCGAAAACCTGCTGGCGAATGGCTACTGCTTCTATGGCAGCTACAAGGCCAACGACACATCATTCAACTGGTTTGTGGATGGATCCGTATCCGGATCGTTCGCATGGGCTGATAGCTATCTGAACCAGATCTGGATGAACGCAGATTTCCAGATCAATCTGGCGAATATGTTCTCCAACGTTGGGCTCATCCCATACGATGCGGTGGGAGATGGAATTATCTCAACGTCCGTTCAGGCAACCATCAATACGGCGCTTTCCTTCGGGGCCATTCAAGCTGGCGTGACGCTGTCTGACGATGAAGCCCTGCAAGTAAATGCCAAGGCCGGGAAGACCATCAGCACAACGCTGCAAACGCAGGGTTGGTATCTCATTCCCGGCGCTTCTATCGCATCTGCTGCTACGCGGGCCACACGAGGCACGGTGGACGGCATGTTTTTCTATATGGACGGTGAGAGCGTGCAGTCCATCTCTCTGGCGTCTGTGGAGGTCCAATAACAATGTCTGATTACGATATCTCAGCCGCCAATTCGGTTTTCACCATCACTGTTCCGGGGCTTTATAATGCCCCGATCACATTGGAGAACTATGCGGCAGATCGCGCATTTGAAACGGAAGCGCGGGAATTGATTGAAACCCAGATGAGCATTGATGGCTACCTGAACGCGGGCTGGGTTCCCAACCCCGTAACGCAATCAATTTCTTTGGCTGCCAGTAGCGCCAGCGCTGCGATTTTTGAAGTTATTGTCGCCGCGCAGGACGCAAAACGCGGGTTGTATCGGCTGGGGGCGGAAATCCAGCTTCCCTCCATCGGGCGCAAATACACCATGGTGCGAGGTCTGCTGCGCTCTATTGTGAGCGTCCCATCTCCCGGGCGAGTTCTTGAAGCGCGAACGTTCGAAATTATCTGGGAGCGGGTTATCCCGGCGGCTATCTGATGCGCACGTTCGATTACACAGTTTCCGCAGAGGGGGCGGATAAAGGAAAGTCCTTCGTGATTACACGCATGGATGCCTTTACGGCGGATAAATGGGCTCGGCATGCGGTGCAGTCAGCTATCCGTGGCGGCGCGCGTATCGGGGCGACACTAGCGGACTCCGGAATGGCAGGTTTGGCGAGCGTAGGGCTGGAGATTTTTGGCTTCATGGATGAGGCCGATCTTGATCGCGCATTCGATAAACTCATAGCGTGCGTCAAAATCCGGACCGACCCAGCCAACCCTAATATGACGCGCGCTGTTATTGCCTCAGATTTTGAGGAGCCAGACACACTGGGGCTGGTGAGGGGGGCGGCGTTTGATTGCCATGTGGGTTTTTTGCTGGCCGCCGCGCGCCAACTTTCCCCGCTCGTGGCGGCGTTACTCCCAACGGAAAGCCCCGTAGAGAACCAATCTCCTGCCTGAACGTCTCACGACCCGTGGCGTCCGTTGTGGCGTCCGGGTTAGCCACGCTGCATGAACTGCAAACGGTTTATGACAGTGAAGACCTTTACGATCTCCTCGAAATCGCATCCGTGCGAAACTATAACGCCAGCCTGTAGGGTGCTTCATGGCCGCCAATGTTATTGATCAGCTTGTTGTCATGTTTGCGATTGATAGCAGGAAAGCAACTTCCGGCGCAAAGGAAGTTGAAAAAGCCATTGATGGCCTGACTGACGCGGCAACGAGCGGTGCCGAAGCAAGCGAGAGCGCCGCTAAATCCACGGAGCAAGCATTCCAGCGCACAGGTCAGGCTATCCGCCGGACGGGTGGCGCGCTGCAGGGGGCGCGCCGCAGCATAGAGGGTAATAATCGGGCCATAGACGGCTCAGGGAAATCTGTTGTCGAGACGGGTAAGAAAATCGTCAAAACGACAGATAAGACCGATAAGTCGATGGACAGGTCCCGTGAAAAAAATGTGCGCAATGCACGGGATGTGGGAGATTCTCAGAAAGAGTTAGCCGATACGCTACGGCGGACCAAAGGCGAGGCTTTGCGCGTCATGGCGATTTTGACCGCCGGACGTGGCATGAAGGAGTTCCTATCCTCCACCACAGCCACGTCAGCCGCAGCTGGGCGTATGGCGCATAACCTCGGCATGACAACGCAGGATCTGACGGCTTGGCAAACTGTCGCCAAAGAAAGCGGCGGCACGGCTGACGGTATGGCGAGTTCTTTGCAGGGGATTGTCGACCAGTTCCAGACCATTAGCGGGCAGCAGAACTTAACGAGGGTATTCTCAAGTATCGGCGTCAATCTAAAAGATAGCAACGGTAAGCTCCGAGACCGCACGCAGATCATGATGGATCTGGCGGACAGGTTTTCAAATATAGACCCCACACAGGCTAACACGTGGGGCCAGATGTTGGGGTTTGATCAGGGCACCATCAACACGCTGGAGCGTGGGCGTAAGGAGCTGTCTGGCTTGTATGATGAAGCCAGAAAAAATGCGATTACCCCGGAACAGGCATCCGCGTTTTCTCAACTCCAGCAGGATTGGGTTCAGCTTACCACTCAGTCCGATGCTTTGGGGCGGTCTATCCTGACCAGCCTCGTTCCGCCAATGCATGCGGTGCTCAAGGATACTTCTGAATTTATCGACGCGGAAATCTCACAGAAGGGTTGTACATCGGGTTAGATTATGAAAAAGTCTATTTTGTGTAAAAGAAATTTTCGTAAGCTATAAGAAAACCCGATGCAGACAGAGTGTAGCGCAGGCGCGTATGAATTTCCAGCCTCCTGTGGACGGCGTGTTGTGGCCCGTTTTGACGGGGGTCGCATGAGTTCGGATGGGGGCGTCATTCTGGTGAAGCAGGCTGATGACATTCTGGGTCTCAGCCGCCGCTTTGCTGCCTGTTTTCGCGATAAGCGGCATCCCGGCTTTGTGGAATACCGGGTTGAAGACCTTGTCCGTCAGCGGATCATGGGCCTGGCACTGGGCTATGAAGATCTCAATGATCACGATGCCCTGCGGCATGACCTGATCTTTGGTCTGGCCTCGGGCCGTCTGTCAGGAGGCCGGGCAAACTGCGCAGCACTGGCAGGAAAATCCACGCTGAACCGGCTGGAGCGCAGTGGGCAGCAGGCAGATCGTTACTGCCGTATCATTGCTGATCATGAGGCCCTGGCTACCCTGTTCGTGACGCTCTTCATGGACCAGCATGAGCGCGCACCCGCCCGGATCGTTCTGGATGTGGATGCCACCGATGACCGTATCCATGGCCATCAGGAAGGCCGGGCCTTTCATGGGTATTACGGCCATAACTGCTATCTTCCCCTGTATGTCTTCTGCGGGGACCATCTCCTCAGCGCTACCCTGCGCACGGCAGACAGGGACCCGGGGAAGGAAGCACTGGCAGACATCCGCCGGATCGTGGAGCAGATCAGGAGCCGTTGGCCCCGGGTGCGTATCCTGGTGCGTGGGGACAGCGGTTTCGCCCGGGACAGTCTGATGACATGGTGCGAAGACAACCACGTTGACTTCCTGTTCGGGCTTGCAGGCAACACCCGCCTGTATGACCGGATTGCCTCTTTGTCCGCTGAGGTTCGTGACGAAGCCGCCACGACAGGCAGAGCTGCGCGCGGTTTCGCCTCCTTTGACTGGATCACAAAGGACAGCTGGACGCGCCGCAGGCGGGTCGTGGCCAAGGCCGAATGGCGCCACGGCAACCGCTATCATCGCTTCATTGTCACCACCCTACCGCAGGGAATGTCCGACCCCCGCCATCTCTACGAACAGATTTACTGCGCACGCGGGGATATGGAAAACCGCATCAAGGAATGCCAGATGGATCTGTTCTCAGACAGGACCTCGTCCCACACCATCCGGGCCAACCAGCTCCGGCTGTGGTTCTCGGCCGCAGCCTATGTCCTGCTGACCGCTCTGCAAAGACTGGCCCTTGGCCAGACCAGCCTGGAGACGGCGACCTGTGGCACCATACGCGCACGGCTGCTCAAAATCGCGACACGTGTAACGCTCAGCGTCCGTCGGATTGTCCTGTCCATGCCGGACATGTTCCCCTGTCAGCATGAATTCGCCCTCGCTCATGCACGATTGCGAAGGCTCCGGCAGGCCATCTGAAGAAACAGACAGTGCACAGACCACATAGCTTCCACCAACACTGCCTTCTCAGGCCGTGACACCCTCACTGCGTTCAGAACCCGCCGCCAGAAGCAGAATATCGTCAATATTCCAGATCGGGCTCCTGTGGGATGACTGAATTCTACAAAATGACCCGAAATTGCCTCAAGTGTGAGAAATCCGCGTCGATAAGTATCCCAATCTAGCCAAGGGAATTGGCATTACAGGCGTAGGGTTGGCTGGCATCGCCACAACTCTTGGAAGTATCGCATCCGTCAAAATTGGTGGCAGTCTTCTTGGAGTGCTGGGGAGGGCCTGCACATGCGGAGAAGGCGAGGGGATTAAGAAGGACGCAGCCAAGTCAGAGGGAGGAAAGGCAGCGACAAAGGAAGTCGCAAAAGATGCCACTGAAGCAGGGGGCAGCGTGGCGGCTACAGGTCGAAGAAAAGCTGCCGCCCCTATATTGCGCCGCGTTGGTCAGGGTGCGTTACGATATGGAGGCAAAGCTCTGCGCGTTGCGCCCTTGGCGGCTATCGCTTACGAAATACTAGCCGATGCTACGCCGACAGCTAAGGATGACACCCTACATGCAAGCGCCAAAGGGTTGGATACGTGGGCCGCGCATCACAATGGGGGCGGCGCAGGCGTTAGTAAGGTGACTGGAGAAGTAAGAGCGTCTCTGGATCGCGCGGCTATCGCCAAATCTTTCTTTGAAGAAAGGGGATGGAGTTCGGAGCAGTCTGAGGGAATACTGGCGAACTTGATCCGAGAGAGCGGGGGGCGAGCTTCAGCATCAGGTGATGGCGGAAGCGCTTATGGCATTGGGCAATGGCATGCAGACAGGCAGCTAGATTATGCCAAGCTTTATGGGCACCGCATGCAGGATGTTCGTGATAGAGATCAAGCGCTTCGCGAACAACTGGGTTTTGTTGACTGGGAACTAAACAATACCGAGAAAGGTGCAGGGAATAAGCTTCGAGCCACGAGCACGAGACGTGGCGCTGCGGCGGCTGTTTCTGGATACTATGAAAGGCCAGCCGATAGGATCGGCAATATGACCGCGCGTGGAGATATTGCTGAATCCCTGCATCAATATCTCCCCGATAGCCAAATGATGCAGTATGCATCCGCTCCCATCAACAACAGCACCTCAAACAGCCAAACGATCCATGTAGATGCGATTACCGTAAACACGCATGGAACCAACCCTGATTCCGTGGTGCGCGCCATTCATCACGAATTCGGCGTGGCGGCTACTTTAGGACATCAGACAGCTACACGATTGGGTTAGCTCAAGTAGTGTGGGGATATTCCCCCTGACCGGGGATCTCCGATTACCTCTGATGGGAACGTGGGTGACGTCGAAAATCGCGCCACGTCAGAGGCTCATAACATGGGGAATTCCCATGTTATAGATTTCCTAGATATGGGGAGTAACAAAAGACGGTTATCGTTCAGATAGGGTTGATATGAACTCTTCGTCTTCCTGCTGAATCAGAAGCTCCAAGGTTGATATCGGGAAACCTCTCCACGCCATCACACGACCATCTCCGACACCAGTGCCTTGTCGTGCCTTCGTCAATGGACCAATAAAGGCTGGGTCTCGACGTAGGCGCTTCGTGCTATATTTCAACAAAGCCTTGGCACGGAGCGTTTCGAGATCATACCCCTTACCCTTCATGTTGATCTCGCCGATTAAACCGTTCAGGCGCTCCGTATAAGCATTCGTGTAGGGGTGCTCAAAATAGCGCAGAATATGGGGACGCCAACCTCTAAATGCCGAGATGATCTCGCGGAAATCTACGCTGAAATGCTGCTTTGCTACGTTGATGCATACATCGGTCATTTCTTCGGCGGTTTCGCGATCGGGGGCGTTATAGATCCCATAGAACGCCTCTTTCAGATCGTAAGCGTCTCGTAGCTCTGGCCAGCGCGAAAATAGTGCTTCCAGTTCAGTTTGGGTTCGCTCGCTTGCAGTGGCCCAGCGTGATTTGAGAAGGCCTATACGGCGTTTAAGGAGAATGCGGTCTTTATTATCGAGGGTCTGAGCGATGCGTTTACGTGCGTTCCCAAGGCCATGGTCTGCCATACGAACAACGTGGAATTTGTCGATAACAGTAACCGCATTGGGAAAGTGCTTGCGAGTAGCTTTCTCGTAGCCCTTCCACATGTCCTGACAAACGACTTCTACCTTGTGACGATCAACCATTTTGGTGAAATAGCCATCAAGATCAGCATCTCGCCGAGATGGCATCATATCAAGCATGAGTTTGTGCTCAACGTCACCGATTACTAATCTTGGCCGCCCAAGAATCACCTTCTCATCAATGCCAAGAACGCGAGGGAGAGCAACTCGATAGTCCGCCAATTGCTCTTCAGCATAGTCCATGAACGCACGCCTGACTGTACTGACCGGGAGTTTGTTCATTCGAGCAACATCGATGAAGGTATGCTGCGTTGCATCCCAAGCGATAGAAACCGCCATACGCCGAGTCATTTCGCGCCGAGTATCTATGTCAGGCAGTTCTTCATAAACCACCGCTCCGCAGGAATGGCACTTCCAGCGCTGGCGTTTAATACTGAGGATCGTCTCGTATCTGTTACGTGGATAATCCCTGAACTGCATGGCCTTTCGACCATTCTTGACCAGCTTCTGAGCCAGACAGCAGATCGGCTTGATCTCTTCACGAGATTTGACCTCAACCAGCGCAATCCCGTTGTCGGATATGGTTTCCGATACAGCGACGAGATTTTGCAGGCCGAGGGCGTCGAAGCCCTCAGCATCAGCCATTCGCAGATTTACACTCCGTGGTAAGACGTCAGGACAGACGCAGAAGGCTTGCGACCGAGATATCCTCGTCCACATCAGGCCAGTGGATGCCCTTACCGCGCCCGATGAAGCGCCAGTGCGCACGCTGCTCTGGCGAGGCGTCACGCAGGCGTGGGAACCATTCGAGGGGAACAGAAAGCTCGCGGCCATCTGCCATCACGACATGAAGAAGGTCCGCATCCATCCGAACGTCGGTCGCGGTCGGATCAAATCTAGCTGCCAAAATGGGCATCCCATGCCTCCCTAAACGTGTTCTTGTGTTCGATAACCAGCATCCGCAACTTGGTCAGTTCGTGTGATCTGAACCCATCATTCATCGCCAGAGCAACAGGCTCAAGCCAGTATTTAGCGACGTTTTCTCCCGCTTCAACATGGATATGCGGCGGTTCGTTGCCTTCCATGCTGTAGAAGAAGAACCTATACCCACCGATCCGAAGAACTGTGGGCATTCAGGACCGGCCTTCTTCGGCAGATATCTTAGCGGCTTCCAAGCCGAGCTGAATAAGGCGTCTGATCGCCTCTCCTCTGCTGCGGATACGATTTTCAAAAGACCAGTCATCAATGTCCTTCACTTCGGAAGGGGCCATCATCAACTGCACGCGCTCTGTTTTCAGTTCATCTGCCATGCGAGCATTATACACCACATCACAAACTTGCTCAAGTTGCTTGACACGTAAAGAGCAACATGCTCAAGTTAAGCAACCGAGCGAGGAGCACCACCTCCACCGCTCGGTCTAACCTCAAGCTAGGGAATGGACCTATGCAATTGGCTATCGTTGATTATAGCACACTTAGTCGCGCAGAAATCGAAAGAATGATTGATTCTCTCATTTCAGCGCTGGATGACCGCGACGCTGCGTTCGAAGACCTTGAGCCAGAAGAAGATTGTGGCGGTGCAGGAGAAGAAGAACCTTACTTCCACGGCCAATACACGTTTGCTGCCAACAACTCTGTCGTCTACTGCGGCAATGAAATGGGAGGTATGCTGTGAGCACTCCCGAAACATCTCGCCACCCTCATCTCGTGCTTGTCTTTTCTGCTCCTCAGAAACCGACGCCCTCCAAAGAGGAATCTACTTTGGGGATGCTTCAGGATCTGTGCGCTCGCCTTGAGCGCCGCAATCGAAAACAAGCCGTTCGCGCGTCACTCCGCGTGATTACAGGAGATGCAGCATGACCGAGAATCTCATTCCCTTCAGCTTCGAAGGCACCGAAGTCCGCGTTCTCGACCGCGAGGGCACCCCGCTCTGGGTTCATGCTGATGTGTGTGCCGTTCTGGACCTCGGTTCTCCTCATAAGGCCGCCGAGCGTTTGGATGACGATGAAAAGGGGCGGACTATTATTCCGACCCTTGGTGGCCCACAGGAAATGACGGTCATCAACGAGTCCGGCCTATGGTCTCTCGTCCTGACAAGCCGCAAACCAGCGGCCAAGCGTTTCAAGAAGTGGATCACCAGCGAGGTCATCCCGTCCATCCGCAAGACCGGCGGATACATGGTTGCGACCCCGGACGAAACACCGGAGGAACTGGCGCTCCGGGCTATGACGATCTTGCAGGCGACGGTCGAACGACAGAAGGCGCAGCTTGCGGTTGTCCAGCCCAAGGCCGAGGCACATGACCGGATCGCGGGCGCTGATGGCAGTCTTAGCATCACCGAGTCCGCGAAAGTCTTGCAGGTCCGTCCAAAAGACCTGTTCGACTGGCTGTCGCACAACGGCTGGATCTACAAGCGCCCCGGCTCATCGAATTGGCTGGGCTACCAATCGCATACCACCAACGGCGATCTGGAACATAAGGTCACGACAGTTCTACGTCCCGATGGTTCGGAGAAAGTCTCTGAACAGGTTCGCGTGACGCCGAAAGGGCTCGCCAAGCTGGCAAAGCTCATGCCAGGAAGAATGCGCTCGGCAGCTTAAATCAACCCCATATGCATTTTATAGGATGGAGCCCCACTTAGGCTCCATCAACCTCATATGGATGATAACCCAAAAGACCAGCCTCTGCCTCACCCCCTCCGTTCATTCTGAACACTGCCAGCAAGCGCCGGGCGGAGGTTGAGCGGATCCTCAGCACGCCGGAGGGGGCGCGCATGTCCTTACGTCAGGTGGCTGGGATGGCTGGGGTTTCGCCGACCACGGCCGCAAGCATTAAGAAGAGGACGGCGACAAGTGCATATCTATGAACTGCCCAATGCCCGATCCCGTCCACTCTTGGCCCGTTTGAGCATCTTCGATGCGCCTAACCTCATGCGGCTTTTTTACTTGCATAGCAAAAAATGCTGCCTCATGAGCAAAATCTGTAAGAGTTACGGAATCTGTGCCGTCTTCCATTGTGGTATTTACTATATAACGAGGCATAACAATCTCCGAAATTTGCATTATTTATTTCTTAGAAGGAATATCAAACAATAAAAATATTAATCCCCTCAACATCGCAACTACAACATAAAAAATATGAATATATCTATTCTATACCAACCGAAAGACATTGAAAAAATTTATCAGAAAAATATCGCCTACTCATATATGAATGAGCACTAAGACCTGCTGGAGCATCTGGAGGTATAAGATTATGCTTATAATCCTTCACCATCCATCCAAGCTCATATCCCCACAGTGGAGTACATGGCTCGGGAAAATATCGCTCCTTCTTTCCCCTCACCTCGTGTTTAGCAAAAGGCATTCTGACTGCTTTAAGCTCTTCAAAAAGAGATTTAAGTGGGTCTGCAGCCGAAAGCTTCCTCTCGTTAAGCATCACTCTACACACCTCATACAAGCCCATAATCCATAGTTTGGAATGGGCGCGACATTCGCAAAATTCAGGCATCTTTTCTAAATGTTCTCTGGCCTGAGATGAGCGCTCGATAGGAGCTTTCTTTTGAAATGGACGCAAAACCTCCGCCACATCTTTTTCTATCGCCAGAATAGAACGCTCAGCCCATGATAAATCCAGGATAGCAGAGGAGATCCATGGATCTTCTTCAGACGCCAAGAGGACGCTTGCCTGCTCCCAAAGTTTGTGCCGCGCCTCCCATTCATTGGGTATCATCTGTTTCGCTCCTGCTTTCCCTCAACCCAGCCTCCCGTTAATTTTCTGGAAGGATAGTCTCAGCCTTGCCAGATGGGAAACTGCTTCTTGTACCTCGTGGGCACTAGTACTACGGTGTCCAAATTGGACAGTAAGTAGGAGGCTTGGCCATGCCTGAACAAACAAATCTCTTAGTGAGTCTTGATAAAGTGTGGTTCGAGCCAACAGCGCGCGGCTCCATACTTATGGCGATGACAAACTCACCCTTTGCCGGAGTAGAGGGCTTTTGCGCCCAAATCCTGTTTGGTGAGCAGGAATTCATAGCCACATTCACCTTCTCGGGCGCAATTTCTTTCGAAGGCGAAAACATCAGCCGAGGGCTGTACCGAGCCACTGAATTAAATCCGGTGCGCTCTCCACACCCTTCGAAATCAGAGACGACGTTAAATCTTTCAGGGCCTCGCTTCCCAGCGCCTTCACCTGCTGCTTGAGCCCTGTTTTTGTGGCGTCTGGCGCAGCCGTCTCATCGACTGCCTTGCACAACAAGGCTTTGATCGTATCGCCATCCAGCTTGACGGTGATTGTTTTGTCCTCAGCCGTCAGTCCGCCATCTTCACTGAGGTAATCAAGGCCTTTGGCGGTGAGTTGAACGCCGCCCCAGCTCCATCGCCCATCTATGCTTTCTTGGCAGTAAGAAGCGATAAGACCGTGGGATGCCAGATAAGTGACGCTCTCTCTGAGAATATCGCGGTTGATGCCGCTAAATATTTCTATGTCCGAAACATAAGCCATCCCATAAGGCTGCAGCCTCGATAATACACCCAACCATTGTTCTTTTGTGAGCGCGCCCATGCGAATCCTCCTTAGGAATAAGCATGCCCGTACGGGGAGGGGTTGGGGAGTCAGGGGCTAGAAGGGAATTTCTTCGTCTAGTTCTGGGGCTGTAGAATTCCACAGATCGGCTTCAGGCTGTTCTGACTGAGGTATATAATATTCCATGCCGCAGTCCCATCCGCGGGCCTGATCGGAAAAGTACAGAGTTCCCTTTTTATCTATCGCGCCCGATTCATCCGCTGTGGTTTCGAACCAGACAAAGTCTTTGCCATACCTGATGTTAGTCATGGCACCATGCGAGGCAATCACATCTCTAGCTAAAATTCTTAAGTCTTTTTCTTTTTTGTAGTTTTCATGAAGTTTTTCAAGAATATCTTTGGTAGATTCCCGCTCTTCCAAAGCAAATTTTATAAGCCTCTTAGCCGCCTCTTCATTTGAGTTTAAGCCCGCAGAGTTTTTGTATCTCTCAACACGCCAGACCATACCGGGCGGCAATAGTTGCTCCACAAGATCCTTTTCTGGAGCCTTTTCCTTCTCTCTCTGTAGCCCGACATCTAGCAACCTCAACATTTCTGCGTTGAGGGAGTTGTTATGCTCATTCGCAGAGACCGTAAGGCGCTCATGAAGCTCCTTAGGAACGCGCAAAGAGAATCGGAGTGTGGTTTCTTCTTCCATAGCTCCGCCATAGCTCCTTTTTTCTTTTTTGTCTTGACGCCACGAGTGGCATCAAATAATCCATGTGCATGGCATCACTGTGATGCTGAATCATGGAGCTATGACGATACAGAAAGAAAAAACAGGCGTAAAAACGAGCCTAAGATTATCCGACACTTTACACAAATGGTTGGAAGTGCAGGCGAAAAATAACGCCAGAAGCTTAAACACCGAGATATTGTTCCGGCTAGAAGCTTCTAAATTACGTGAAGAAATCGAAGAAACAATGAGGGCAGCGGGCACAAGTTTGGCGACCGAACCCGCCGCCACAAGCAGCAAATAGGATATATTCGCTATGACGAATGATAGCACAAATAACCCGAAATGGACAATTGGTTCTGGGTGCCCAGAAGGGGCCATGTATATCGGCTCAGATGGAGAACCGAAAATTACCCCTTATGGGCTGGGGTATCTGGCCGCAGAGTTTGCAAAAGAGCAAAACCAGCCTTTAGTGGATGCTATTCTTTACGCATCCAAAGTTTCCGCAAGCCACTTTGCGAAGTGTTTAGAGCACGGCTACCAAGAAAAAGAAGCGAAGAAGCGTGCCGATGAAGTGTTAGCCTCCGCAAAAATGCGCCTAGAAGAGCTATATCGCGGGGCGTCTAAAACAGGAGGTCGGGCATGAGTGCAAATCTCCCTATCCCTGCAGAGTTTGCTGAAATTGCTACTATCTGCATCGCGTCCGAAATGATGATCGGGAATTCTCTTGTTCTTGGCGTCGATGGCCGCGCCTTACATGCTGGCCTTCAGGTTGGGACAAAGATGGCTACGTGGGCTGATCGCCGCATTAAATCTCTCGGTCTTGAGCGTGGCATCGACTTCGAGGTTTTTCCCAAAAGTGGGAAAAACCCCAATGGAGGCCGCCCCGAGGATGATTACATCTTTTCTCTTGATGCCGCTAAGCACATTGCAATGGTAGAAAAGAATGAACGAGGGAAGCTTGTTCGGGGCTATTTCCTGTGGTGCGAGAAGAAGGCGTTTTCAGCACAACCATCCGTCTCGGTTGCGGAAATCGAACGCCGTATGATGCAGGCTCTCGGCGGCATGATGAAGGGTATCGTTAACAAGCAGATCACACCCAAGATTGAGCAGCTTTCGCAAAAAGTCGATGGCGTTCTTGCTGTCCGCCCCGCAGGTGTGGCGGTAACAAGCAGCCGTACTGCCCGTGGATGGTTGCAGCATTATGGCGTAGTGAAGCGTAAGCGCGGCATGTCGCAAAGGGTATCGAGCGCCCTTAAGAGCCTGTCTTTCCGAATGGGCTATGTGGTCAGCCAGACAGCGGAGGAGGGGAAGCTCTGCTTCCATGAAGTTGTAGCAAACGCCTATTTTGGCGTTGGCGCAGGCCGTCACCTTTTGCCTAAGACCGTTAAAGACCAGAAGGAAATGGGTTTGGAGCCCGCACCATCCCCTTTTCACCAAACACCAGCGTAAGCGCCGCAAAGGCCAGCCACCCTTTCGGGGGTGGCAACGCTGGTGTGTTTGATAAAGCGGCTGCTGCTTTTGAACGGCGGAATACGCAGCAGGAATCCATCCTTCAAATCATGAAGGATTGTGTATTCTTTGAAAGTACAAGAAAGGAAGCACGATTAACCAAGCAGCAGATTATCGATGCGATGCATTTGGGAGCGTCTGCGTTCTATTCTGACAGGGAAACAGATGCAAAGAAGCAGTATCTGCGGACTGCCGGGAAAGCACTGATGCAACTCTGGCACGATCTTGAAGAAGAGGATCGGGCTGGCGTGGGGCAAAAGGCTTTGGCTTGAGGGAGAGGCGGCCTATTGGCCGCCTTTTTCTTGTACAATCCTGCAAAGCCATGCCCACGGCGGCGTGCAAACAGGCGGTTGAACAACCGGAAAACCAGAATAGACTTGTACCCGGTACCTTTTCATGTCATTCTCTCTCTATCATCGCCCGTTTTGTAATTAGGCCGCTCCGCATGGGGCGGCTTTTTTGTTGGATATCCATGGCCCTAACAGCCGTCCCGCTGCCATCTCTTTGGAATGTGCCGGTAGCTAACGGTGTGCCTAAATTGGCAGCCTATGCGGTGGAGGGGGCGGAAGCTGTGGCATCCGTAACGGCGGGGACGCTGCTGCAAGATTATCTCGTGAGCGATGCGGCCAGTCATTGGGGTATTTTTGACGCATCAAAAAATAGAGTTCTAGCGGCAGCGCACGTTATCTCACTTGATGGACAGAGCAGTTACCGGATTTCAGATGCCCCCTTGGAGGAGGGGGCGTTTTCTTCTTACAACAAAGTTACGGCCCCAAGCATATATCGGATTCTAGTCATCTGTGATGGCAGCGAAATTGGGGGCGGCGGTCTATCTGATCTGGTAAGCATGTATAGTATAGGCAATTTTAAAAATGCCTTGACCGGATCTGGGGATATGTATGTCAGGAAAGACTTCCTTGATACGCTGGAGGCGCTAGAGCAGGATACAAACCTCTATTCTGTAGCTACACCGGAGAAGGTTTACCGAAACGTAAATATCCTCGGCTCCCGCTGGTCGCGCTCATCCCGTGGTGGCATCACAATGCCCGCCGTAGAAATCGCGCTGCAGACCGTTCGACTAACGGCCACGTCTTCGTTCTCTAACGCGCATGAGCCACAAGGGCAGCCACTCCAGACAAACGGTGTAGTGCAGCCTTCATCCTCTGAGATTTCTGATGCATTTATGAAAAATATCATGGACGGCGCTACGTGAATAATGGTGCGCGAATTGCTCTCAACGCGGTTGCGGCTCAGACGCTAAAGGTAAGCCTGCCCAGCTGTATAGTGCAGATCACGCTGCGACAACGAAGCACGGGACTATACGCAGACTTTTCTCTGAACGGAGTGGTTACTGTTTGCGGGGTAATCTGCCAAGACAGAACTTGGCTAATACGAGATTCTTACCTTGGGTTCCGGGGAGATTTCATTTTCGTAGATACACAAGGATCAAGCGATCCGACCTATAGCGGATTAGGCGATCGCTACTTACTGATCTATGTGCCGGGGCAAAACGCATGAGCGATAGCGAGGTTGTTGCGGTTTCCAAGCGTCCCGCCCGTAGTTTTACGCGCAAGAAAATTCGGGTGGTGTTTATGCTGGCCTCCGGGGCATTCGGGCCGAACGGGGAAGATACAATTACCTTGGACGGCTACCGAGTGTCTGCCACAATCGAAAATGCCGAGTTCCCTACAGCTGCGATTGCGTCCGTCCAGATTAGCGGTCTAGCTCTGGATATGATGAACCGGTTATCTACTGCTCGGTTTGATATCGTTACATCTAGCCCCAATCAGATCCAGATTTACGCAGGTGACGACATCAATGGCATGCCCCTAGTATTTCAAGGGGGCATCACAGTCGCGTTTGCAGACTACAGCAATGCTCCAGATGTCGGGTTTGTGGCGCAGGCGCAGTCCTCTCTGATTGGTAATGCTACATCTTGTGCGCCGACAGTGTTCCGGGGCACAGTTCGGGCAGATGTGGTTCTGGAGACGATAGCCACGAAAGCTGGGTATGCATTCGTCAACCGAGGCTGCAATGATGTTCTGCTGAATCCAAATTTTCCGGGCTCTCCCGGACAGCAGATTGCACTCTTGATGCAAAAATTGCCAAATATTGTCGTAAATATCAGTAATAATCAGCTAATAATTTGGCCGCGTGATGACCCGACCCCGGGGAATAACGTCCCCTATATATCCAAATCCACAGGTCTAGTTGGATACCCGAGTTATGCAGAAGGGGGCATAGCGTTTCGCTGCTTATTTAATCCGCTTATTGTTTTCAATGAATTCGTTGAAATTGAGAGCAAATACCTTCCTACCGGCTGGGCCAATACATTCGGCAACACATCTGGAAATGGAAGTTGGTTGGTGATGCAAGTGGCTCATAACATATCCAGCGAAACGCCCGGGGGGCCATGGTTCACTGATGTAATGGCGCAAAGTGTGAGAGGGCAGTTTGTCAGAAAGTAAATCCTTCGACACCCTGCTCAGGGCGCGTGACCTCACATCCCAGTTCGGGGCACTTTCTGCGGTTGTGCGAAATATTTTGAACGGTCGCCGCACGGCCCTATTGGTACAAGTGCAGGCCGTCTCGGGATCTGGCCTTAACCCAGTAGGATTTGTTGATGTAATCCCAATGGTTCATCAGCAGGACGGTGCGGGAGGGACGGTGCCGCATGGCGTGATTTATGATGTCCCGTATTTCCGCCTTCAAGGCGGGCATAGCGCGGTGATTGTAGATCCTGCGCCGGGTGATATCGGAATTGCTATCATATCGGACCGGGATATAGCCAACGTCAAAGCATCGCGTAAATCTGCCGCACCCGGTTCTTACGCGCAGCAGGATATTGCGGATGCACTTTACGTTGGCGGCTTTCTAAATTCTGTTCCGCAGGAATACATCTGGCTCACTGGTAGCGGCGTCAAGATCAAGACCAGCGGTGTGATGGATATTGAGGCTGGATCAGTCAAGATTGGATGCGATGTGTCTGTGTCTGGCGATATCTCGGCCAGCGGCGATGTGAGGGCGGGGAATATAAGCCTCACGAAGCATAAGCATTCCGGTGTTCAGCCAGGAAGCGGCACGACAGCCCCCCCGGAATGATAAGGATCCAACATGCCTTCGACTTTGCTACTCGACCGATCCTCTTGGGATTTAGTCGCTGACGCGTCTGGTAATATTGCAGTAGCTGATGCGCCTTATGCGGTAGCGCAGGATACAGCATCTGCCGTGCGCGTGTTCCAAGGGGAATGCTGGTATGATACGGACCTAGGACTGCCTTATCTGAATAACATTCTAGGCCGCACGCAGTCTGCTCCGGTATTCAGATCAGATGTTGAGGCAGAAGCCAAAACAGTTCCCTTAGTTGAATCTGCTCAATGCGCCCTGACTGCAATGACAATTTCGCGCCAACTGACTGGGCAAATTTTACTAAAACTCACCGATGGAACGCAGCTAGGTATCGGCTTCGGGTCCACCACATACTTCACCCTTGACCAGAGCGCGCTCAATAGCAGTGACGTATTATTATAACGCCTGCATATTTCAGAAAATGATGCTCAGGAATTACTATGTCTGATACCCTTACCACAGGCACCACATCTGTTCCTGCGCCATCCCTTACTGATGCCGGGTTTGTATCTCCTGCAGAAACAGACATACTTTCCGGCGCATTGGCGGATATCAATGCGGCCTTTGGCAATAATCTGAATACGGCGCTTTCCACCCCGCAAGGGCAGTTGGCTATGACGCTAACGGCCATTCTGGGTGATGCATATGATCAGATGCTGGCCGTGTTTAATGGGGTGGACCCGGCGCGTGCTTCTGGCCGCATGCAGGATGCCATTGGGGATATCTATTTCCTAGAAAGATTGCCCGCTACGTCTACCGTTGTTTCTGTGGCGTGCTCGGGCGCGGCGAATGCCGTGATCCCACAGGGTACGCTTGTTCAGGATGGCAATGGCAACACATATGCAGCGGTTAACGCTATCACGCTGGATGCAAAGGGAGCTGGCGCTGGAGATTTTGCCTGCACCGTAACGGGGCCAATCGCGTGCCCAGCAAATACGATAGAGATATATCAGTCTGTTGTCGGGCTCTCGTCTGTATCCAATGCTGCAGATGGTATCATTGGCTCTGATGTTGAGGGGCGGCAGCATTTTGAAGTTCGCCGCCGGGCATCAGTCGCCAAGAATGCTACTGGATCTGTGTCTGCTATCCGGGGCGCCGTTCTGTCTGTTGCGGGCGTGAACGATGCGTACGCATGCGACAATCCGAATGATACGCCCATTACGGTAGATGGCGTCACGATTAGCCCGCATTCTGTGTATGTCTGTGTAGATGGCGGGTCGGATGCGGACGTGGCTGCGGCGATACGTCAAAAAAAGCCTGCGGGGTGCGGTTATACCGGCACGACTGCGGTTGTTGATAATAATGCGGCAGATGGTGCGCAGACGGTTTTATTCTCCCGCGCTCAAAAGGCACCCGTCTTTTTATCTGTGGTGTTGGTGAAATCGGCTTCCACGCCGAATAATTTTTCCAATCTCGTGCAAGATGCAATTATCGATGCATTTTACGGGGAGAGCTCGGAATACGAATTGAAAATCGATAGCATGCTCTACGCCAGCCAGTTTTACGACATTGTGCAGGGCATAGGGTCATGGGCAAAGCTTCTCAGTATTACTATGGGATTATCTCCTGAGCCATCAGGATTGTTCATTTCTGTCGGCGCTGACAGCATCCCGGAAATTCTCCCAGAAAATATAGCCGTCTCGGTTGTGTAATGCGCGATTACCTCAAAACTGTATTGTCTCAATACGCGTGTAGTGCGCGGATTACGACAATCTTGGAGGGCTGGAATCAGGCCATAGATCCGCAGGCCTTGATTGACGAATGGTATAACAGTGTATGGAACATCAGAACCGCAACCGGATGGGGGTTGGATGTATGGGGGCGCATAATTGGACAGCCCCGTACTCTAACCGTTCCTGCCTACGGCATCCGATACGGGATACAGGGCACTGAGGTTGTTACGCTTGGTGATGATGACTACAGGAAATTGCTGTGCGCTGGGGCTGCCGCAAATATCTGGGACGGCACTATTCAGGGAGCCGAGGCCGCTTACGATCAACTCCTGAGCGAGAGAGGGTCTGTTGGCATTCAAGATAACCTTGATATGTCACAAGACATCGCCCTGATGGGAAGCATTGCCCCGGAATGGCAGGCGGCCATTTTGTCCGACATGGTGGACGTCAGACCGGCAGGCGTCAAAACCAGAAATGTCATAGTTTCTCCAAGCGGAAAGATCTTTGCTTTCAATCTGGAAACGGGATTTTTTGCCGGCTGGAACGAAGCTTCATGGGCCGCGCAGGCTTTGACGCCTTCTTCTCTGGGCTTGTGGTGCCCGGGTATTGAGGCGCGTATTACGGACGGCGCTCCTTTACCTGAAACTCCAGATGGCACGTTTATGGTGCGTGTTGCGTTTGCCTCTGCAGATGTGAAGTCGGGGGCTTTCACTCTGCCTTTAGGCGTTAACGGGCGCGATGGGAGCGGGGTTGGGGTATGGCTCTCGAACTATGCCGCGGCCACCCAGAGCACTGATGCGCCAAGTATTTCTTTTTCTGACGGCGTGATAAGCGGTCTTTCATTTTCGCTGCAAACGCCATTGGGCGGCATGTCTGCCAGCGGCAATGAAATTGTCATTACGAGCAGCTCCGGCACGGTCACAAAAACCACGCTCACTTTCCCTCACTGCAATTGGATAACTGATGCGGGTTAATCAGATAGTTTTATTCGCGTCTGGAACTGGCGCGAACACATATGCGCCTGCCGTCTGGTCCACTAGGCCCGAGGTCTCGTTTGGGTATCAGGTCGGGATAGCCGATGCCACGTCCGTAAACACAGCATTGAGGCAGGCATCGTTTGTGGCTGCGATGATTGGGCAATACACCGCAGACCTGAGCGGGAAAGATACCCTGGACAATGGGGATATTCCGACATTTGAAAATAATTTCAAATCGGCACTCTCCAACACCTTCAAAAGTCAATTGGCGGCATCATCGCCGTATCTCTATTTTATGGGGCAAATCTGATGGCATCTAATGGGTGGAATGCATCCCTGCCTGTCGCAACGTTTGTGAAGCTTTACACAAATAGCGGGAGCGGCCCTGCAACGATGAATATTGCATTTTGCAATACGTCTACAGCTGAAACTAACGGCGTGCGTGTAGCTATTTCCAGCGCGTCTGATGCAAGCGGCATCACAAGCGCTGATTATGTTGAATACAACCAGACTGTAAATTCTGGGAATGTTTACGAGCGCACGGGGATGGTGATCTCTCCCGGTGAGAGCATTTATGTTTTTGATCAGTTTGGCGTTTGCAGCGCGCGCGTTCACGGATTTGAGGGGAATTGATATGGGGATTTACCGTTCCGATTTTTCCTCTGTAACCGTCACGGGTGATGGTAGCGGTGGCGGTTCTGGTGGAAGCAACAGCGAAGTGAAGGTGGCCATCACCGCACGAGGCAGCATCAGTCAGAATGATATGGTGCAGCTTCTGCCTTCCGCTGACGCAGTTAAAATTGTGCGCAGTGATTGTGCGGCTATGCGTCCTGGGAATAATCTGATTCCAGATTTGTATAGTTCCAGCCCAGATGAATTAACAACGTTCATCACAGCGGATAAGCGGGTTCTGGCATCGTATACAGGAAGCAGAATTTCTAGCTATGCCGGGAAATATTATGAATATGGCGCAGATGGGAGCACGTTAAATGTATATTCTACGGGCCTCAGCTTAGGATCTGTAGCTGCACCATTGAATGGAAATGGCTTTATTCTAGACGCAGCCGGGTCATACTACTTTTTTTCTCAGGTCGGCGCGTCTCCAGTTCAGGTGCCGACCCAGATCAATACCCCAGTCATCGTTCCATCTGTAGGGAACTCGTTCTGGCTCGTAGGTAATGGTGTTGTAGAATACTGGAGCAGCTCTGCTGCGCTCGTGTTCCGTGAGAATATCAATCAGACCGTATTTTATGACTGCGCAACGTTAGATGATGGTTCCCTTGTGACTGGCGCGTTTATCGTCAAGCAAGACAAGAGCATTACGAACTACACCACTCTCTCTGTCGGCGGAGTTTATTACAGCGGCAACGCTGATCATTTCTGGGCAGTGTCTCAGGATGGGAAAACGATATACACATTCAGCACTGCGGGGGCGTTGGTCAATACGTTCTCGGGGAATGCCGCGCCATCTAGCCATATCATTCCATATAACAACGACCTGATCTATATATCGTCTGGCACGACCAATGTGTATTATCTCCCGGCAGATAGCACTAAGCCGATCACTCAATTGAGCGGGACAAACGGCTATACAAGCATCGCAGTTGATGTCTCCCTGAATGTTTTGTACATCAGCCCAGATTGGAACGATACAAGTCGGAACCTAATTGCGTTTAATCTCACGAAATTAACCCCATACAGCTTGAATAATTCAAATAGTCGAGGGCACATAATCTCCGTCTCAGACGGTGTGCTGCTGTGCTATCCGTTTAACTCTCTGTATATGGTTAAGGTTTTGTACACTCAGTTTCTGGGTGTTTCATTGAGCAGTGTCTCGGCAGGTGCATCTGGGTATGTAAATGCAGCGAACGGCACATATACAGTCAACGGCTATTACGGGCCGCAGACGTATAATATTCCGCCTCCCGTGAACAATGGTGCCGTTTCATCCGGCGCAGGTGCAAAACTGCTCGGCACAAACTGCACTGTGTATTCCAGCACCTATACAGATACGAGCTCATAATGGCTGATATGCAAACCACATGGATAGTCACGGTGACGTCTAATTCTGCAGTGTTTGCGTCATACTCTGAACCAAAATGGTTCCCGAGGTTAATGGCGTATCGGTGCTCTGATGAAGAAGAGGATTGGTATTATGTCATTGTTCCGAATGCATCTGCGGTAACAATTGCATCCACGCCATGACCGCGCCAATCCCGTCCCCAATATGGCAGCCTGCTTGTGCGCGAACTATCGTAATACCGGAGCCTACAAACCTGCGGGCTAGAGGCCTCGTAGCAAGTGTTATCTCGGTTTCATGGGCGCCGAAAAGCAGCGCGGAGAACTTTGATTTTTCTCTTGATGCATCGGGAATTCTTTGCTGCACAAATGATTACATAGCTCATGTTTCCGCTTCGGTTACAACGGCACAAGGGCTCCCCACAGATCTATCTGTTTCATGGTGCAGCATTGTGAATGGTCTGGCTTGTGTTTTCTTGGGTGGGGGAGAGCCGGGCACTACACAGACAGTCAACGTAGAAATAACGACGCAGCAAGGTCGCATCATTCCTCAGGATGTCTTGATTGCAATTGCAAGCGGGACGGCCAGTGTACCCAACCCAGTTCCAGGACTCTCAGACGGGACGCCAGTGCCTCCAAACGCTCTGCGCTTACCAGATAAAAGCATTTTGTCTTTGGGGGCATCTGTCACAGATCAGACCTATTTTGATTTAGTTTTGCCAGACGGAACATCTTTGCAAAACAGCATGATGACCAATACCCCATATCTGTCAGATCTGCTGTTACCAGATGGGGCTGCATTGCAGGGTGCAGACGGCAACGCCTTGGGAATTGATGCGGTAGACACGCAAACGGAACTTATCGGCCCATTGGGTGCGATAGAAATGCAAACCAACACAGACATTCTTCTGATCGCCTGATCAGTTTTCAAAATCCAATGAAAAACAACCGGCCTTTGAGCCGGTTTTTTTGTGCCCAAATTTAGGTGGAAAATGTCCGGTACAACCCAATCTGGAACTCCAATTACTGCCCTGAAAATCGCTACGGCTGTTGCCGCAACTGATAATGTTCTGGGTGTTGTTAAAAACACTGACGGGACGCAGGAAGCGCAGCAAGTCCCCGTAGAAGTGATTGGCGCTGCCGTATCCGAGGCAGCAGGGATCCCTGCTGCAGTTGTTGCTGCACAGAATGCAGCAACAACTGCACAGGCCGCATCTGATGCATCTTACAAAAATGCTACGCAGGCGGTGAATGACAAGATAGGGGTTGCTGACGGCGCGGCTCAGTTGGACAGCAAAGCTCAGCTGCTTTTGCAAGGCGAGAGTTCGTTGGCTATCACCCCCGCCACAGCCGCTTCTGGCACAACACCCGCAACACCTGCAAAACTTTTCGTTATTATTCCCTTGGATGAAAATACAACTGTCGGGAATGATGGAACGAAGTTGCAAGATGTGCTGGTTCAGGCCTTGGGCGCTCTACAAAAAAGTGCGGCACTCCAGCCAGGCGGTTATGTGCCGCTGGACGCGTCCAATGTAGGGCAATTTACCAAGAGCGGGTTCAACGTTCCAATGCGGGACGGCGATACAACCAGCCCTCTTAAAGTTGGGTATTATGCTAATTATCGTGAATTAACGTTCCAAGTGACGACGCCGGGCGGCAATATTGTAGCATTTGAAAATTTAGCGCCAAACGGGTATGCCGCCATCACATTTCGTGGCCCTGATGCATATAGTGACACGGACTCATTTGAGCACGGTGCATTAGGCTACGGACCTACTTTGCAGTGGGGACAATCAAAGGGGTATACATTTTGGGAAATTTCCAGTTTTGATGGAAATTCCAATCCCAAATTGCGCAGTGTCCCTGCTCTTATTCAAGAAACGGGCGCGCATTTTTCGAGTTATCAAGAAGCGCAGGTCGTATTTAATTACAACACAAATACGATTAAAAATCTTGATGGATCTGTGTTCCCTGACGGGATTAATGGGCAGACCATTACCTGTCAGACCACACCAGACGCATTTAATCGCACAGCAACCATTGTATCGGGGGAAAATACTGACACCCTGACAATCAGCCAAACCATTTATGTGGATAGTCGTGACAAAACGGTTGGAGATCTCGTCCGGTTTGGTCCAACAATTTACTCGCAGGCTGATCACACGGTGTCGCAGTCGAACGGGAACTGGGATTATTACCGGTTTTCAGACGCCTATGGTGGTGTAATTTTTAAGCTTCCCTTCCTGAGTATCGACCGAGTGGCTGGACGAGTGGGGATTGGTCGACCAGATCCAAAGGCGAATTTGCATCTCGTTGGACAGGTCTTGTTTTCGACAACAGCGGCGTTTGACAAAAACTACAGTCTACGGTTCAACGCCGCCGTAAATGTCAATGTTGTTCCGGGCGGTGATCCTTCTGAAAATTGGGGATCAACAGGGACGAATTCATTCCTGTATCTATATGGTATTGGTAAAGCCGCTCTGCTAGGCAATTGGTCCGCCGCGAACACAGTTGATCTGATTGATGTCAACGCACAAAAACCCATCGTATCTATTGATATGAACGGGACGCAGCGCTTCAAAATCAAACAGCTATTTAGCCTACCGTCCCTGACAAAAGCCGCGATCCTAGCGCAAACATCACCAGAAGATGGGGATTGCATTATGTGTTCGGATCTAGGTGTTCCTGTTTGTTATTCTGCGACAAATGCAGGTTGGTTCCCGGTTCAGGTTGGCGCAAAGCTGACAGCGTAAGATTTCGGAAATTACATGACAGATGAACAGAGCGCGGGCACCCCCTGCGTGGCTGATAATGACCTGCGTCAAATTGTTGCAGGTCATGGTCGGCGTCTGGATGGACTTGAGGACGATGTAGATACCCTCAAGTCTGGCCAGAGATCCATGATGGACCGGCTGATTTCCATTGAAGCACAGGGGCAGGAGCGGGAACGAAACAGGGCTCAGGAATCTGCCCAGAACCGTGCGGCAATCACCACACTTTCCCAGCAACTTGCGGCACAGAATGGAGCGCAGCAGGAACGCAACCGCATTGAGCAGCAAAAGCTTTTGCAGGCTCAAACAGATGCGGCGCGTGCACAGGAATCCGAGGCGGACGCCAATGCAGCGGCGGCAAAGATCAAATACTGGATTGCGATAGCTGGCTTTCTGGTAGGTGTTATTGCTGCTGTTGGCGGAATGCTTCTTTCCAGTCAGACGTGGGATGATTACGCGTTTGGGAATGTGCAGTTCCTGCATCGGAAACATCCTCCCACGCAGCCCTTACCCCAACCTCAGACAACGCAGTTCATTCTGCCCCCGCGTGAAATGGAGGTGGCATGATCCCCGCAGCATGGATGTCAGACCCCGTGCAGGTCGGTGCCCGTACAGCATGGGGTGAGGCGAGGGGTGAAGGCAATAACGGGATGGCCGCAGTGCTGTGTGTTGGCCAAAATCGCGCCAGCCGTCCTGCATGGTGGGGGCATGATCTGTGCAGTGTGTTCCTGCATCCGTGGCAGTTTTCCTGCTGGAATGCAGCCGATGTGAACATGCCCAAGCTTTTAACCGTCACTGACATGGATGTTCAGTTTCGTGAGACTACTGCCTTGGCTCAGGCACTTGTGAGCGGCCATCTCACCGACATGACGAAAGGAGCGGATCATTACTATGACACGCGCTCCCCACGCCCAGCCTGGGCTTCTTCGCAATTTTACTGCTGCACGATTGGTCATCACGCCTTTTATCGCGTGGGGCCTTTCGGAGAGGGCTGAAGCATGAGGCGGGTTCTCCTGCCTCTTATGCGCCAGTTGGCATGGCAGTTACTTAGAAAGGACAAAGACGGTGTTTCTCACCGAAACCGAATGCGAACGCATAGCCAAACGCACTGCCGATATCGTGCTGGCCGAACTGCGCCGCGACATCCATCGCAGCCCCAACGGGAACCTCATGATTGAGGTGGTGGAAGTCAACACACTGCCGGTCAGTTTGCGGGGAGGGGTGGCACATGACTGACGCGCCTGTTCCCGTAGCGCCAAAACGCTCTGCCGTTCTGGCACAGACCGCCAAAGCCGTTGCTGCGGGCTTGTCCATGCCCACGCTTATTGCTGCCCTGCCACAGCCGGAAGCAACGTGGGTGCTGTATGCCTGCGCTGTATTCGCCTCGTTTGGATTTGCGGCGACCCTGATTCCGCTTCCGGCCAATCAGTCCGGTAAACTCTGGTTGGTGTACCGAATCATCAACTTCCTTGCTCTCAACTGGAAGTACGCAGCCAACGCAGCCGTCATGCTGCGAGGTGCAGCGTCCTCCAAATCTGAACCGCCCAAGGTTGGGCCCGGTTCTGTTGTGACCATTCCGAAAGACGATACGAAATGAAGAAAGCACTTCTCGCTCTGGGGCTGCTGCCTCTCCTTGCTGCTTGTGCCGATACTGCACAAGGGAAACTACGTCAGACGGTTTTTGATACGGACAGTGCCTACCATGTGGTAGCCAGCCCGATGCCGGATGTAATGGCCGGGAAAGTAACGGGTAAGCCGTTTACAACGGAACAGAAAACGATTGCCAAATTGGCAAGCCAGTCTGTGTTCAACGAAATCCAGTCTCTGGAAACCTCTATTGAGGGCGGCAGTAGCATCACGCAAACAGCCGTGTCCGCATTGCAGACAGACTTCGCATCTTTTGAAACCTGCTGGGCAGGCCTGAAAACCGGGACTACGCCGGATTCCTGTGCAACTATTGGAGGGAGCAAGTAACATGAACGCAGCAGAAATCAGCGCTATCCTTGGTGTTGTGACCACCGTCGCAGGTCTGGCCGAGAAATATGGCCCGGAAGTGTATGAAACGGTGAAGCAGGCCATCGAACAGTCCAAGAGCAAGACTGGCCCAACGGTGGCGGACATTGAGGCCATCTTTGCCAAGTGCAAGGCTGACAACGCAGCCATCCAGTCCGCATGA